TGCAGATTTTGGTCTGTACGGAACCCGGGGGTTTCGCGGCATCCCCGAAATGGGGTTGACCTGCGGTTTTGCTGATACCTTGTTGATTCCCGAAATGGGAGGAATGTCATGCCACCCCTACCTAAAGATCCTTCTGTGCGCGCTCGGCGCAATAAGTCGTCGACGCGGGCTATGTTGTCTGCGGATCATGATTTGGTCGCTCCTGAGTTGCCGGATGGTGTGGTGTGGCATCCGTTGACGGTGCGTTGGTGGAATGACATTTGGGCGTCGCCGATGGCCCCGGAGTACACCGATTCGGATATCAACGGGCTGTTTCGTGTGGCGATGTTGTACAACGATTTTTGGACCGCGGATACCGCGAAGGCGCGGGCGGAGGCTCAGGTTCGGCTGGAGAAAGCCGATACCGATTATGGGACGAATCCGTTGGCTCGCCGCCGGTTGGAGTGGCAGATTGAGGCGACGGAGGATTCCAAGGCGAAGGGGTCGAAGCGGCGGAAGTCGGAGGCCGCGCCCGTGAGTCATCCTGCTCCCGGTGACGATCCGCGCCTGAAGCTTGTGACGTAGCGGTTCGACCGAGGCAGCTTAGATGGCTGTACTTCAGGTGCCGGCCGTGGATTTGGCGTTCCCGACGCTGGGTCCGCAGGTGTGCGACTTCATTGAGGATCGGATGGTGTTCGGTCCAGGGTCGCTGTCGGGTCAACCTGCACGTCTCGATGACGAGAAGCGCGCGCTGGTGTATCGGCTGTATGAGTTGTATCCGCGTGGGCACCGTTTGGCTGGCCGTCGGCGGTTCGAGCGGGCCGGTGTCGAACTCAGGAAGGGTGTAGCCAAGACCGAGTTCGCGGCGTGGATTTGCGGTGTGGAGTTGCATCCAGAGGCGCCGGTTCGGTGTGACGGTTTTGACGCCGCGGGGAATCCTGTGGGTCGGCCGGTGCGGTCGCCGGTGATTCCGATGATGGCGGTCACCGAAGAGCAGGTGTCGGAGCTGGCGTTCGGTGTGCTGAAGTACATCTTGGAGAACGGCCCCGATGTTGATCTGTTTGATATCAGCAAGGAGCGGATCGTCCGGTTGTCGCCTTCGGGTGGCGAGGATGGGTTCGCTGTTGCTGTGTCGAATGCTCCGGGGTCTCGCGATGGCGCGCGGACGACGTTTCAGCATTTCGATGAGCCGCACCGGTTGTTTATGCCGAGGCATCGTGACGCGCACGAGACGATGTTGCAGAACATGCCGAAGCGGCCGATGGAGGACCCGTGGACGTTGTACACGTCGACTGCTGGGCAGCCTGGTCAGGGCAGCATCGAAGAGGACGTGCTTGCTGAGGCGGAGTCGATCGCCAGGGGTGAGCGGCAGGACCCGTCGCTGTTCTTCTTTCGGCGCTGGGCCGGTGATGAGCATGATGATCTGTCCACCGTGGAGAAGCGTGTCGCCGCTGTCGCGGATGCCACTGGCCCTATCGGGGAGTGGGGGCCGGGGCAGTTTGAGCGGATCGCGAAGGACTACGACCGCACGGGTATTGACCGCGCTTACTGGGAGCGGGTCTATCTGAATCGGTGGCGTAAGTCTGGCTCTCAGGCGTTCGATATGACGCGCCTGGTGCAGTGCGATGAGACGGTGCCGGATGGAGCGTTCGTCACCGCTGGGTTTGACGGGTCGCGGTGGAGAGATGCGACGGCTGTCGTGGTCACTGAGATTGCGACGGGACGCCAGATGTTGTTGGGCTGTTGGGAGCGGCCCGAGAACGTCGAAGAGTGGGAAGTCCCTGAGCATGAGGTGACAGCGCTCGTTGTGGACATGATGTCCCGGTTTGAGGTGTGGCGCATGTACTGCGACCCGTGGGGCTGGGATTCGACGATCGCCGCGTGGGCGGGCCGTTTCCCGGATCGGGTTGTGGAGTGGGCTGTTGGCGGCGGCGGCAGTTTGAGGCGTGTGGCTGCTGCGACGCAGGGTTATGCCGATGCATTGGCGACTGGCGACGCGGCGCTGGCTGCCAATGTGTGGCGACCGAAGTTTGTTGAGCATATGGGTCATGCGGGGCGGCGTGAGCTGAAGCTGGTGGACGATACAGGCCAGCCGCTGTGGGTGATGCAGAAGCAGGATGGCCGTTTGGCCGACAAGTTTGATGCTGCGATGGCGGGGATGTTGTCGTGGGAGGCGTGTGTTGATGCGCGTCGTGATGGTGCACGTCCGCGCCCGAAAGTGTTTGCGCCTAGACGGATCTACTAGTCGCCATAGAGACAGAGAGGGGGTCAGCTGTTGACTGCTTCAACGCCAGCGGAATGGCTCCCGGTATTGACGAAGCGTATCGACGACGGAATGCCGCGGGTGCGTTTGTTGGCGCGTTACTCCAATGGGGATGCTCCGCTGCCCGAGTTGACGAGGAACACGTCTGCGGCGTGGCGTTCGTTTCAGCGTGAGGCGCGCACCAACTGGGGTCTGATGGTGCGTGACTCTGTTGCTGACCGGATCATCCCGAATGGCATCACGGTTGGTGGTTCCGCCGATAGTGATTTGGCGTTACGTGCACGGCGCATCTGGCGGGATAACCGCATGGATTCCGTGTGTAAGCAGTGGGTCAAGTATGGGCTGGACTTCGGCGAGTCGTATTTGACGTGCTGGCGTCGTGATGACGGTACGGCGACGATCACAGCTGACTCTCCTGAAACGATGGTTGTCAGCGTTGACCCGCTGCAGCCGTGGCGGATCAGGTCCGCTATGCGGTGGTGGCGGGACCTCGATGCCGAGTCGGATTTTGCGATTGTGTGGTCGGGTGACGGGTGGCAAAAGTTCGCCCGTCCGTGCTTTGTGCAGTCGTCGTCCCGGCGCAGGCTGGTGACGCGAATCTCAGACTCGTGGGTTCCGGTTGGTGATGCTGTAGTGACCGGCTCGCCGCCGCCGGTGGTGGTGTACCAGAACCCTGATGGCATGGGCGAGGTGGAGCCTCACATTGACATCATCAACCGGATCAACCGGGCTGAGCTTCAGTTGTTGACCACGATGGCGATCCAGGCTTTCCGTCAGCGGGCGTTGAAGTCGACGGAAAATGGGTTGCCGAAGGTCGATGAGAACGGCAACGCGATCGACTACGCCTCGATCTTTGAGGCCGCGCCGGGAGCGTTGTGGGAGTTGCCCCCTGGGGTTGATATCTGGGAATCGCAGCCGAACGACTTCACTCCGATGTTGTCGGCGATAAAGGAGCATATTCGACAGCTGTCGTCGGCGACCAAGACTCCGTTGCCGATGCTGATGCCGGACAGCGCGAACCAGTCAGCTGAGGGTGCGCACAACATTGAGAAGGGCTTCCTGTTCAAGTGTGAGGATCGGCTTTCGATAGCGAAGATCGGCCTGGAGGCCATCTTGGTCAAGGCGATGCAGATTGAGGGCGAATCGGTTGAGGACACAGTGGATGTGTCGTTCGAATCTCCAGATCGTGTGACGCTGGGGGAGAAGTATTCTGCCGCCTCTCTGGCTAAGGCGGCCGGCGAGTCGTGGGCGTCTATCCGGCGGAATATCCTGAACTACAACGCCGATCAGATCAAGCAGGACGATCTCGATAGGGCACGTGAGCAGATAACTTTGTTCGCCGGCAACTCGGTGCAGCGCCCCCAGGAAGATGGATCACGCTGAGTATGCGGCTGCGACCGCTGAACTGAGGCGCAGACTGCTCGAATATGTGTCCGCAGCGTGGACATCGGTAACGCTGTCTGACAGTGGACTGCGAGAGCTGACATCTTCGGTGGCACCGGTTGTCCAAGCGGCCCAAGAGTCGATGGCGGCCATGACTTCGGTGTACATCGCAGAAGTCACCCAGCAGTCACCGGTGCAGGCCGTCGAGGTTTCCGCGATTCGCGGTGTGCCGTCGGAGACGGTGTACGCGCGACCTGTGATCACAGCACGTACGGCACTGTCGGAAGGTAAGAGCGTCGCAGCGGCACTCCGGGCCGGTCAGCGTCGTATCGAGAACCTGGCGGGCACCGACCTGCAACTTGCAAAGACGCACCAGGCTAGGTCGTCGTTCGCCCGCAGCGGTGTCCAGTTCTACCGCCGCGTCTTGACCGGCAGCGAGAACTGCGCGCTGTGTGTCATCGCATCAACCATGCGGTACCGCAAAAACTCGTTGATGCCCATTCATCCGGGCTGTGATTGCGATATTGACGTGATCCCGCCGGGGATGGACTTCGACACGATCAGCACGGAGCTTCTCAACGAGACGCATGACCAGGTGAAGGCGTTCGCGAGTATCGCGGATCGCGGCGGACGCGCCGTTGACTACCGAAAGTTGATCGTCACTCGGGAGCACGGCGAGGTTGGGCCCGTCCTCGCATGGCGTGACCAGAAGTTCTCAGGCCCCAGAAGCATCCAGCGCTGACCCCGGCGGTCTGGATAACGCACACATGGCCCGTAACGGGCATGTCACAAAGAAAACCCATCCGCAAAGGAAACAAACCCTCATGTCTGATGATGTGACAGCAGAAACGTCGGAACACAGCGCCGTAACGGAGCCAGTGGAACCGGCAGGCGACCAGGACGCAACCGCCACGGTTGAGGAGCCCACGCAAGCTCCGAAACCAACTGAGACGGTCGAGTTCTGGAAGAAAATGGCCCGCAAGAACGAGGCGCAAGCCAAGGAAAACTTCGCGGACGCCAAGAAGTGGCGGGAGTCGCAGGAAAAGATCGGCGATGACCCGCTGGCCCGGATCGAAGAACTGGTACGAAAGTTCGAGACGGCTGAGCGTGAACGCATCCGAAGTGATGTGGCGCGTGAAACGAAAGTCGACCCGGAGTTCATTCATGGCGATACCGAGGAAGAGATGCGCGAATCCGCCGACCGGTGGAACGAGTTCGTCAACAAGCGGATCGAAGAAGCGCTGAAGGCCAAAACGGCATCGTCGGCCGTGCCGACGTCGGAAGTCACATCAGACAAGAAGGTTGAAGGCCCGAAGCCTCTCACCCCGGCTGAGTACGCGGCGCTGCCGCCTGCCGAGCGAAAGAAGGCGCGCGAAGAGGGCCGACTTGACAGCTATCTACGTGGAGAACTCCACTAACACAGAAGGGAGCCAAAAATGGCTTTCAACAACTTCATTCCTGAACTCTGGTCGGACATGCTCCTGGAGGAGTGGACCGCCCAGACCGTTTTCGCCAACCTCGTCAACCGCGAGTACGAAGGCATCGCCAGCAAGGGCAACGTGGTGCACATCGCTGGCGTGGTGGCACCTACCGTCAAGGACTACAAGGCCGCTGGCCGGCAGACCTCGGCGGACGCCATTTCTGACACCGGCGTCGATCTGCTCATTGACCAGGAGAAGTCGATCGACTTCCTGGTCGATGACATCGACCGGGTTCAGGTCGCTGGCTCGCTGGAGGCCTACACCCGGGCGGGCGCCACGGCCCTGGCCACCGACACCGACAAGTTCATCGCTGATCTGCTGGTGGACAACGGGACCGCGCTGAGCGGTTCGGCACCTTCGGACGCTGATGACGCGTTCGACCTGATCGCCACGGCGCTCAAGGAGCTGACGAAGGCGAACGTCCCGAACGTGGGGCGTGTCGTTGTCGTGAACGCGGAGATGGCGTTCTGGCTGCGGTCGTCCGGGTCGAAGCTGACCAGTGCGGACACCTCCGGCGACGCTGCCGGTCTGCGCGCTGGCACCATCGGGAACCTCTTGGGCGCCCGGATCGTGGAGTCGAACAACCTGCGGGACACCGACGATGAGCAGTTCGTCGCGTTCCATCCGTCGGCGGCGGCGTATGTGTCGCAGATCGACACCGTTGAGGCTCTGCGGGATCAGGACAGCTTCTCTGACCGTATCCGTGCTCTGCATGTGTACGGCGGCAAGGTTGTCCGCCCCACTGGCGTGGTCGTCTTCAACAAGACGGGCAGCTAGTGCTCGCTACTGCCGATGATGTTGCCGCGGCGCTGGGGCTGTCCAGCGCCGCGGACCTCACTGGTGAGCAGTCAGCCCGGGTCGACGCGCTGCTGGAGCGTGTCAGTGATGCGTTCCAGCGCGCGTCGGGTCGAGTGTTTACCGATGGCGTCACCCGTGTGCGGGCGAACGTGGTCAATGGCAGGGTGTGGCTTCCTGGCCTCGTGGTCGAGGTCCGCAGCGTTGAGGGTATCGACGGCGCTGCTGTGGATTTCACTCAGGATGGTGACTATGTGGACGTATCCGAGAATGGGCGCCCGCTGGTAACCGGAACGGTCGTGGTGGTTGAGTACGTCGGCGGCGGCGCGCCGGAAGCCGTCACGGCGCTCGTCGCGTCTGTGGTTGCGCGACATCTGACGGTGCAGCCCGGTTCGGTGCAGTCGCAGGCCGTATCACTCACGGCTGGTCCGTTCACTCAGCGCAACGCAGAGTGGGTCTCAAGCACCTCATTGTTCACCGCCGATGAGCTTGCCGAGGTTCGCCGGTTCGCGCATCCCATCCCGACTATCACGGTGCATCGGCTGTGACGTTCCCTGTTTCGTTCACTGTGACGCATTACCCGCATGTGGGTGATGATTCGGATGGACTGGGGAACACGATCCCGGTGTTCGGGCCTGGTGTTCCGGTGGGTGCTATTCAGTTGGCGCCGCATGTTCAGGTGGTTGGCTCGGCGACGATGACCGAAACGGAAGTTGTCGATGTGGACCTGTATTTACCAGTGGGTTCACCAGTGGCGGTGAAGGATCGTGTCGAGTTCGGCGCGGACGTGTTCGATGTTGTCGCGGTTCGGGACTGGACATTGGGGTTCCACGGCTGGGCGCCGGGTCTGGTTGCCGAGTTACGAAAGGCGGCTTAGCTGTGGCGAGTGGCCCTACAAAGAAGAATCCGCTGGCGAAGTTCGGTATCAGTCTCGACGACTTCGACAAGCTGCCCGAGGTGAATCAAGGCGTCAACGAGTTTATGGATGAGGTTGCCGCCGCGTGGAAGCAGAACTCTCCGGTGTCGTCGGGCGATTACCGCGATTCGGTTCAGGTGACGGAACGTTCCACGAACAAGGGCCGCGGCAAGGTGGGCGCGACCGATCCGCAGGCGCACCTTGTGGAGTTTGGGTCGGTGCACAACGACGAGTATGCGCCGGCCCAGAAGACGGCTAAGCAGTTCGGCGGCACCGCTTATGGCGATCGATAGCGCTCCGAGTATTCACCGCGTGCTGGTGGAGTGGCTTTCTCCGCTGGGGAAGGTTTCGACGCGCAGGGTGGCGAATGATCCGTTGCCGCACCGGGTTGTGCGTCGTGTTGACGGTGTGGATGTGCCTGAGGTTGCGCAGGATGTGGCGGTTGTGTCTGTGCACACGTTCGCCGCTGGTGATGCTGCCGCCGACGTGGAGGCCGGTTTGACGCATCAACGGATGATCGAGATGGCGTTGAATCCGTTGACGTTGATCACCCTTCCGGGGGGTGTGCTGGTGACGATTGATTATTGCCGGTCGTTGATGGCTCCGATTCCTGTTGAGTACAGCGACGATCCGCATGTTGTTCGGTACGTGGGCCGATACGAGGTCGGCCTGCCGTACCTGTCCTGAGTTTCAGCCCGAAAACAACCAAAGAAATAAAGCCCCTCGCCCGATTTCTGGGGCTTGGGTCTTTTTTGTTTCGCCGGAGTTCTTTTTGCAATCCGGTCCCCCCATCATGATCGAGAGGAGCGTCCTATGACGCAGCCAATGACCGGCACCGATTGGAGCGCCGGCGGATTCACTGACATTCACAAGCCGTTCATTGAGCGTGGCGGTTTGCAGGCGGTGTTCATTCGTGACAACCGCGGCGCGGCGACGGACATGTCGCCGTTCGAGGATGATTGCGTGACGGTGAAGTGGTCGCCGTTCGCGCAGGACGGCAAGATTCGCGACGACCTTTTCATCCGCCGCAAGGTGAACGGCAAGTACGAGTACAACACCGACCCGAATGAGGGCTGGTGGCACATCGGCTGCAACCCTGAGGATGGCGGTGCGGAACGTGAACCGGACGTCACCTCTGACGATTTGATGGTGTTGCAGTCGAAGTTCCCGGTCGATTCTGAGGTGACGGAGAAGTCGTATTCGGTGCGGTTCGTGGCGCTCGGTACGGCCGATCCGCTGATTCACCGACTGGAGTCGGAACTTCCGTTGTGCGACAACGACGGTAATCCGCTGGTCGCGCTTCCCGGTACCCCTGACTACGGTGAGGGTCCGCTGCTGGACGCTGACTCGGCGGAGTACCAGCTGCTGCTGCTGTATGCGCGCCGCACCTCGGGCGGGTTCATTTACCGCGCTGAGGGTTATCCGGCGGTCAAGCTGGACGACCAGGCGTCCAAGCAGCGGTCGAAGACCGATCCTGATACGGCGGACCTGACGTACAAGGTGCTGCCGAACGAGTACTTCATGCGGCCCGATCCGGCTGGGACGATTGCACTGGTTCCCGGCTACTTCTACGTGTGGATGGGTGGCCCCGGATGGGCTGAGCAGTACTCGGACGGCAGCTAGCCAGAAAAGCCCCTGCCGGGTGGGTGTTTGTGGCGCGCCGCATGGTGCGTCCGGGGCTGGCCCCCACCCGGCAGGCCCCTCTCCTCAGCCCCGTCTTTCAGCCCCGTGATTGCGTGAAAGGAAGCCCCAAATTCTCATGACTACTTCGAAGCCCACCAACAATGGCGCCGCGGCCCGTGAGCAGGCCACCGAGTTCGATTCCCCGTTCGCTGATCGTGTCCTTCGGTTCGACGACGGAACTACGATGTCGATCCCGCCTCACCCGAATCTTCGGATGCTCGACGACGACGCTCTGGAAGCTTACGAGGCGTACCTCGAAGAGATCGAAACTTACGACCGGGAACCTGACCTGTACATCCCGGAGCAGAAAGTTAAGGACCGAGACGGCAACGAGATGGTCCTGCCTGCGGAGACCCGCCCCGGCGCGGTGAAAGGCCCCCCGTACTACAAGGACGGTAAGCGTGTGTCGCCGCCGCGTGAAGTGCGGATCGTTCAGGTCGTGTTGGGAATGGACACCTACGAGGTGTTGCGGTCGAAGAAAATCAACGGGCGTCCCGCTGGTGCCCGTGATGTGTGGCGGGCGTGGACCGAGCAGGGCTTCACAATCGCGGAGCGAGCTGAGTCCGACTCGAAAAGTGATGGAGGCCCAGTGGTTTTGGAGACTGTATCCGAGGCAGATAGCGAGTGATCTGCGGCGCTTCTTCGGGTTGAGTGTTGCGGATTGGCATCAGGGCAGGCTGTCCAGTTTGGAGTTGCTGGACCTGTTCGGGGTGCGGTTCGTGGACAACACCGAGGAGCGCGTTCGGGAGTTGTATGTGGATTTCGCTCCTGTTGATGGTGCGGTGGCGCGGGCTGTTCGTGGTGGGCGTTGGTCTGAGCCGGAGTTGATCGCGGCGGAGACGTATAACGAGATCGCCAGGTTTCGAGCGTCGTTTCATGCGTCGAAGAGTCGTAAGGCTGTGTACGAGCCGTTTGCGTTTGAGGATCCGGTTGATCGGCTGGAGAAGGCGCGTGCGTCGGTTGAGGCGCATGAGTTGCAGCGTGAGGTTGAGGCCGATCTGTTCGGCTGGTGACGGGGAGGTGAGTGTCTGATGCCTATCTACGTGGACATTATTTCCCGTCTTGATGAGCGTGCTGCTGCGGTGGCGGCGAAGAACATTGAGCGTGAGATGGAGGCGGCTGGGGCGCGCGCGGGGTCGTCTGCTGGTCGTGCGATCGGTGAGAATGTGGGCCGGGAGGCTGCGGCTGCGGGGCGTAATGCTGGCGAGCAGTTGTCGCGTGAGGTTGATCGTGCGACGCGTCAGGCCGGTTCTCGTATTGTTGATGGTTTTTCGTCGCATGGTGTGTCGGCGGGCCGGGGGTTTGGTTCGTCGTTTGGTTCGTCTCTTGCGTCGTCGTTGCCTGTGGCGGGCCGGTTTTCGGCTGCGTTGTCGGGGTATGAGGGTGCGGCGTCGAAGGCTGGCGCGTTGGCTGGTCGTGCGTTGGGCACAGCGTTCACGGCCGCCGCGACAGGCATTATCGGCGCCGCCGGTGTTGCCCTGTTCAAGGGGTTTGATCGGTACAAGTCTCTTGATGCGACATCGCACCGTCTTGCCGCGATGGGGAACAGCGCCGAGCAGGTCAAGACGATCATGTCGGATATCAACGAGGTCGTCGTTGGCACTCCGATTGCGTTGGACGAGGCGGCGAAGGCTGCTACGCAGTTCCTTGCTGGTGGGGTGAAGCAGGGTCGCCCGTTGCAGGCGGCGTTGACGGCGATCGCGGACGCGGCGGGTGCATCTGGGCAGAAGTTCGGCGACCTGGCCGTCATCTTCAACCAGGTGTTCAACAAGGGCAAGCTGCAGGCTGAAGAGATGTTGCAGCTCAATGAGCGTGGCATCAATGTTCAGGCGGCGTTGCAGAAAGAGTTCGGCCTGACGAGCGCTGAGATTCAGAAGATGTCGAAGGACGGCACGATTTCGTTCGGCATGCTTGTGCAGGCAATTGAGGGCCAGTTCGGTGGCATGTCGAAGAAGCTGGCCGACACTGTTGACGGCGCCTTGTCGAACATGAATGCCGCCGTGGGGCGTGTTGGGGCGAACTTCATTTCGGCGCTGTTCGGCGACCCGCTGGACACGACGGAGGGTCCTGGCGCGCTTGCCAAGTCGATCAACAATGTGACCGACAAGCTGAATGACCTGAACGCGTGGATCGTCGCGCACAAGGACGACATCAAGCGCACCTTCGAGGAAGCTGCCGAGACTGCGCAGGATTTGTGGGATGCGCTGTCGAGCGTAGTCGAAATGCTCGACCGGATCGGTATCAGCGTTGGGGACGTGGTGACCGCGTTCGTGGCGTGGAAGTCCATAGCTGGCGTCACGGCGCTGACGCAATCTCTCTCAACGGTGAGCACGACATTGGCCGGTCTTCCCGCGACGGCCGATAAGTCGGCCAAGGGAATCTCTGCCGCGTTGTCGCGTGTGGCGGTCCCAGCGTGGCTGGCGTTCCTGGTTGCGCAGAACGGCCCTGAGATTGAACAGGCCATTCAGGACGCGATTCCAGGTGCGGATAGCTGGAATCACTCCAATACGCCGGATCAGTTGGGTCGCCGTGCCCGTGAGTGGTGGGACCGCAACATTCAGGGCGGCACGGGGGTTGATCCGCAGCCGTCTCCGCTTCCTCAGCTCGGCGGCGGGTCTGGACCTGGCACGCCAACGGTTGGCGGCATTCCGATTCCAGGGCTTGTGGGTACGAACTCGAACGGTCCAGCGTCCCCGTTCGGTAACCTTCCCGGTCAGGTTCCATTGGATGTTTCCGTGGAGGATCGCCGCGGGCGTCGTGGTGGCGGCGCGCCTGATTCGGATGGGGCACCCGCGGATGGCCCGTTGGCTGATCTGTTCCCGGGCGCGGTGGGGGCTGATGGTGGTAGTGGTAGTGGTTCTGGCCCGAAGCTGCCGGATGCGCCTGTGTTGCCGTATGACACGACGCTGCCGCCGGGGATTGCTGGTATGCCACCCGACGCGGCCGTGTTCTCCGCTGAGTCGTCGTATCTGGATGCGCGTCACAAACTGGCGGAGAAGCGTGCCCGCGCCGCCCAATTGGAGCAGTCCACCGAAGCCACCGAGCAGGACCGCCTCAAGGCCCGCAACGATGTGATCGAAGCTGAACGCGACCTTCAGGCCGCCGAGATGCGCATGAGTGATGCCCGCGCGAATCAGTACGAGAAGCTGACGAAGCAAACCAACAAGCATGTCAAGGATTTGGGGCAGATCGGTGCCCAGCTTGATCAGGATTTCGGCATCTCGAAGGGTTTGGCGGGGATCGCGGAGAACATCACGAAGTTCGTGGCGAACCTCGCTGCGGCACCGTTGTTGGGGCAGTTGCAGGCCATTTCGGCCTATAACCCGACCCAGGGCGGGCACGGGTTGATGGGTGTGCTCGGCGCGCAGGGTGTGTTCGGGCCGCAGTACCAGAACAACCAGTACGACCGGGGCTCCTACCCGTCCGCCGGTGCGACCGGTGTGTCCATGACGCCGATCGGTGCCTATCCCGGTGACGCGGCGCTACTCGCCAACGTTCCGGCGGGCCGGTACGCGCAAGTCCAAGCGGCCGACCTCACGCAGGGTTTGGGTGACTGTTCCAGCGCTGTTGAGGATCTGGTCAACATTCTCGATGGCAGGTCCACCGAGGGTAGGTCGCTGTCCACGCATAACGCTGATCAGTGGTTGCAGTCCCGAGGGTTTGTGCCGGGGTCGGGTGGGCCTGGCGATTTCCGTGTCGCCTTCAACCCCTCGCATATGCAAGCCACCTTGCCTGGTGGCACGCCGTTCAACTGGGGCAGCGCTTCCGCTGCCGCGCGGCGTGGTATCGGCGGCACGGGCGCGGATGATCCGTCGTTGACGTCGCGGTATTACCGTCCGGTGACGTCGGTTCCTGGCGGGTCGGCGGCGGCGGCGGGTGCTCCGGGGTTGTACAGCCCGCAGAACACCAACCCTGCGTTGAATAACCCGCCGGCTCCGGTGTCGTCGGGTGCGTGGGCGACGAATCCTGCCCCGCTGCCCACCACGGGCGGCGGTGGCGGCCCGATGGCCGCTGGCGCACCGCAAGGCCTGTTCACTGGCGGGCCGACGAACACCACCAACATCGGGGCGAACGTCGCACCGTATGCCGGGTCCGGTTCCGGTGGTATCGGCATGGACGGTGGTGGTGCGCTTGGCATGGCGGTGCAGGCCGGTGGTATGGCGCTGGATGCGATGGCCCCGGGTGCGGGTCAGGCCGCGCAGACTGGGGTGAAGCTGATCAACCGTGCCATCGAGTACGGCGGTCAAGTCGCCGCGATCGGCGCCCAAGGGTTGATGGAAACGCTCTTGCCTACGGGTGGCTCGGATTTGGCGAACAACAACTGGATCACCCGCATTGCCGGGGGGATTGCTGGTGCGGCCCCGGCGTTGCCGAACCTGGCCGGCCAAGCATCCCAGCAGCGCAAGGACATCGACCCACAGGCCACAGGCCAGGGTCAAACCCAAGTCAACCAGGGTGGCGACACGAACATCACGGTCAACAACCAGCGCGCCACCGAAGACGGAACAGGCCGCGACATCGCGTATCACCTGCAAAACCAGTACGTCATGCCGGGAGGGTAAATGGCTAAGAAGCATTACCCCGCCACTGGTGTAACCCCGCACGGATGGTATGACCTCGCCAAGGGTGAAAAGCCGATGATGTGGCTCGACGCCTACGACGAGTCGATCACTTTCCACATGATGGGCGGGATGGCGGTCCCTGACCGGGTTGTAGCCCCGGAGATGGTGCACCTCACATCACTCAAGGGGTTGATCCCGCCGTGGAAGCACATCGACCAGAAGGGCGCCACCGAGGACGGAATCACCAATATTGATGCGCTCTACGACCCGATTGAGGTTGAGGTGGGGGTGGAATGCCGTGGCCGGTCGCCGAAGTGGACGCGCAGGGTCTACCGCGATCTGGTCGCGTCGATCGACGCGAAGCAGGAATCGACGTTGAACTTCCTCACCCACGACATGGGGCACTGGTGGGCGCCGGTCAGGTGGTTCCAGGGCGCGCCGCAAGCACCGCTGGAGATCGGCAAGCGGCAGCGTGAAAGTTTGCGCCTGCGGGCCGATTCGGGGTTCTGGCGTACCTACGACTACACGGCGAGTTTCCAGTTCGAGTATGAGTCGATGACCGACACGTTCAACTACGACACGTCGGGCACGCAGGACCTCGGCGCGGACTGGCCACTGTACTACGAGGGTGACGGCGGCGGGTACATCTACGCCAATGGTGACCAGGCGAGGTGGCGGGACGACCCGGACGATCCGCTGACAACGGATACCCGCGAGGTGGTGTGCGGGCCGTACAAAGACTTCGACACCGACACCGACAATCAGGTTGTGTCGATGGTGCTCGGAGGGTTCCAAGAGTGGAGCCTGCCTGATAGTGGGGCGAACGACCTGTGGGCTCGCATGGGCCGCGACAGCAACGGAGACTGGGACGGTAATGGCATCCGCATGCGGGTGCAGGGCAACTGGATCAAGCTGTCGAGGTTCAACAACTTCTCGCAGACGGTGATGTTTCAGCGGCCGCTTCTGGTGGCCCCGCTGATTGGGGAGAAGTTCACCCTGGTTGCCGGGTATGAGGGCGATCCGCGCATGTTCAAAGTGTTGCGCAATGGGTTGCCGATCTTGTCGCACAAGGAAACCGGCACTGGTAGCGAGCTTGGCCCGGATTATCGGGGAATCGGGTTTGGTATGCAGGCCGGTGGCGCGTTGATCACGCAGGCGACACCAGCTCCGGTGCGGAAAGTGTCGGCTGGCGACAATGCGAATGTCACCCAGTCGGGGTTTGTGTCGATGGTCAATGTTGGTGACCAGCCGATGTATTGGGACGCGACCTTGTTTGGCCCGGGCACGTTCCGGTTGTATGACGGTCCCGGCGCGGATGAGTATGTGGAGTTTGGTCCGCTGCTGCCCAATCAGATTGTGTTCCTACGTACCGACCCGCGCTCACAGACGACGTTGGTGCAGGATTTGACGTCGGTGCCGCCGTCGCCGCAGGAGTTGAACATTTTCCAGCAGGCGGTGAAGTCGTTGTTGTCGTTCTTCTCGGAGCGGAACGCGTTCACCGACCAGATTGGGTCGCTGTTTGGGATTGTTCCCCCGCAGGGCAATTTCTATAAGTACCTGTCGGGCCGGTTCAGTGAGAACGCGGCGATCCCCGCGAAGTCACCTGGCGAACCGGCGCAGCAGTTCTTTGTGAAGACAGAAATTGTTGGTGGCAACGCTGACTCGAAGGTGATTCTTTCGGGGACGCCGTTGCGCCGCTACCCGATGTAGCTGGCCGAGTTGTTGACGCGCCCTGTGCTGGCTTTCCGGCTGCGGGGTGAATCGGTAATGCCCGGAAAGGAGGGGTGACGGTTGTCGAAGTTTGAACGCGAAACCGCCGCATGGCAATCGGCCCTCCAGTCCGGCGACCCGAACAGGATCGCACGAACCGCGCGGGCGTTGACGGAACGCAAATCGAAGGTAGACACGTCGTTCCGGTTCACGGTGTGCGACAAGTTTTGGCAGCCGATGGGCGCGGTTGGTGGCGACCTGATCGAGGCGTCGGGTGCTGACCCGCGCAACGATGTTGAAACCGGCCGGATCGTCCTCAAAGGGAACAGCCCTCTCATCCCTTTGTTCATGGACTGCAAAAAGACGATGGTCGGTGTCATCGTCGAGACCGCGGGTTTGCGGTATGCGTTCTACACGAAGAACCACACCTACGAGTACCGCGACAGCGCATGGACCGGCACCGCTGAACTGCGCGGTATCCGCGACATCCTCAATTACTACGTGATTTGGCCGTCGTGGTGGCTGCCGATTCAGGCACAGCCGTTCTCGCACGCGATCTTCGTGTGGGCGTTGCAGACCGTGGTGGAGAACATGGTCGCGGAGTGCGCTCTGCGGTTGCAGTCCGGGTGGCTGGAGTTCATCAACAACGGCCTGTCGTTAAACCCGGATATCCGGGCATGGTTCGGCACCGTTCTGCAAGCCCTGTCGCGGGATGGGCTGTCGGTCCAGGCGTTCACCCGCATGCTGCGAACCCCGGTGTATGTGTCACGCACCAATCCACTGCTGGACACGTCGCCGATGGTGGCTCGCACAGTGCGGATGGAAACCGTTCAGGCCGTCATCAAGGACGTTACCCAGTCGTACGGTGTGGATACCCGCATGGATTTGTGGCTTCCAGGTGATCCGCAGCCTGACAGGTGGGCGAACCTGGACCAGCCTACCTACGTGTTTTCCACAGTGGACCGGTCGCAGATCACTGGTCCGACGAAAACCGTGCTCGATTCGGTGCTGCGCACCACGATTGACCTTGGCGGGTCGCTGGGGGACATCTTCAAACCTGTCATCAAGCAGGTTCCCGGCATGGACGGCGTGTTCTATGCGCCCGCGTTGGGTGTGGATTTCGAGCAGCCATACGCCTATTTCGTGGCCCCCGAGCCGGGTGAGGACACCGGCATCGATGCGTGCACGATCACTGACCACACACCTGAGGGTTGGCAGCACATTATTGGTGGCCGTAGCCCAAAGTGGTTGAACGACTTGATGAATGCCACCTTCGCATGGCTGATCGACTCGCTGATGATCGTTGTTGGATTCACCGGCATACCGTCCGATCTGCTGTCGGGGTTCCTGAACAACAGCTTCCTGGCGTTCCAGTTGATTCAGCATTACGACCGCCGTGACGAAGTTGGCCCGTACCATCCGGCGATCGAGCGGTTCTATCCGACAGCATCAGCGCCGTACAACATCGAAACGGTGTTCGCATTCATCAACGCCTTGTTTGATTCGCAGGGCAAGACGACGGCGACGGTGCAGTTCCGCAACGGTGCCCAGTATGCGTTGGGTCGGGACGTTTTTCGCGGCGGCCTGATGTCGCTGGTGTTCATGTCACGTACCCGAATGGTGACTGACTACATCGAAAACGTCATGTGGCGGGTTTCCCAGGATGAGCGGAAGGTGATCGCGCAGTTGGGGGATGGACGCAAGTCGGAGGCCCCGTTGGCGAAGCATCAGCGGTTCATCACGGGGATTTTTGAAACGTTGTCCGTCCTCACGCTGTCACCTCAGGGATAAGCAGCGGTCGTCCTTTCTTTCTGTAACTCGCCCAATGTGAATGGAGCGTGCCTTATGTCGTGGCCCTTGAATCCTGCTGGGACTCACTATTTGTTTGAGGGGATCGTGGAGATTCCTGTCGATCCTACGGCGGGTTCGGCGATCCTCCAGTTGCGTCCGCAGGGCGGTATCGGTGTTGGTGTGCCCGCGATTGAGAAGGGTGATCCGGGTGTGCCGGCCACGTTCGATGCGACGGTGAATCTGACGGAGCTGGACCCGGACGATCCAACCCCGGCGGAGGCGTCGTTCACTGAGATCACGCCACCTGGAACATCCACGCCGGGTGTGTACCGGTTGAACCTTGCGTTGCACGCCGGCGCGAAGGGCGCGGATGGTGAGGCGGTGTGGGACCCGACGGATGTTGATCCGTCTCCGGTTGCGGGTCAGGTGCCGGTGGTGAATTCGACTGCTGATGGGTTTGTGTTGGCGGCGCAGCGTGTGGGGGACCGGTATGTTCCGGCGTCGATCAACAACACTGCATCGGGTAACGCGAACTCGACTTTGGCTCAGGTGTCGATCCCGGCGCAGCCTTTTGATTGGCGACCGCGTGTGCAGGGGTACACGGTGGTCACCGGTGAGGGTGCGGATGTTCGGGTTGATTTGGTGGCCCGGTTGAACGGTGAGACTGGCGGCAACGTGATCGGCCGGTGCCCCGGTGTGGCGCAATCGGAGCGGCTGACGCTTGTTTCGGGACCTGCGGCGGGCTCATCGGATGGGTTTGACCGTGTGGCGGCCGGTACACCGGCGACGATCTATTTCCGGTGTGAACGTCAGGCGGGGTCGGTGACGTACACGACTTCTGCTTCTACGTCGATGTTTTCGGTTGAGGTTTGGCCGCTGTCATGACGCCTTCGTTTGATCCGTTGCCGGAGTGGGCGCATGCGGTGCCGTCTGAGCCGGGTATTCACCCGGAGCAGTCGGCGTTGCAGTGGCAGCGTCCGTTCACTGTTCAGCAGCTGCTTGAGATTGGTGAGCAGTTCATCGAGCAGTTTTTGGCGTGGGTGGTGCGCGCGGTCGCTGGGGTGTTCATCCCTGGTGAGGCATCGTTCGACCAGTTGCGTGATTGGGCTTTGAACATCCCTATTCTCGGGGACATCATCGAGGCGATCACGGGTCTTGTTGGTGGCGGAATTGAGGAACTGACCCAGTTCTTCACGAACGTCCGGAATTTCTTCCAGTCGATCGACTTCAACAGCCCAAGCTTCAACCCGATTCAGGCTGCGGCGCAGTTGGTGAACATCATCCTTGCGCCGCTGCGCAACCTGCTGCCCAGTCTGTTGACGATCCTGCCTATCGGTGGCATCTCGAATCAGACGCCGAACATTCTGCCTGCCCCGAAGTTCCCTGAGGGGTCGGTGGGCGAGAACGCGGATTGGGTTGTGGACCCGTCGCATTCTCGCAGCGGTGATGGTACGGGCGCGGCGAAAGTTATTGCCGACGGCACGTTGAAGGCACTGCGGTCGGGGCAGGGTGCGGATGATTTCTTCGCGGTCAGCGAAGGGCAGACGATCACTGCTCGGGTGTTCGTGTCTCACGAGGATTATGTGGGTACCGGCGCGCCGATCCGGTTGCAGGTGGTGCCGTACATCGATGGTGTTGCGCAGTCCCCGGTGGATTTGAACGCGTACGCCCCCCAGGATCAAGATTTGGCGTGGCCCGGTAAGGAGTTGTCGGGGGAGTATCGGGTTCCTGCCGGGGTGACTGGCGTGCAAACCCGGTTCGTCGTCACGGAAGACGCTACTGGCGGCACGTTCTGGTGGGATGACGCCGAGGTCAAGCAGACCGGCGTGATTCAGCAGTCGTGGGTTGAGGGTCTTCCGGAGATTCTGCAAACCCTGCTGGCTCGGGTGCAGTTGACGATTGACACGGTGGTGTCGGCTATCCGCGGCGGCGTGCAGACCGTTGAGAACACGCTGGAGGATCTGTTCGACGCGTTGCGCAACATTTCCCCGGAGTCGATCGCGGGTATGTTGGGGCCGGAGAATCTGCGGGAAACCATCGAGAACATCGTCAACAGCATCGTTGGTGGCCTGGTAGGCCTTCCCGGTGTTGGTGCGGGCATCGCGGACCTGTTCAACGTTCTTCAGGAGATCGCGTCGCGCGCCAGCTTGGGGTTGTTCTCGTGGGATGTTCTCGGCATCAGAACCAACAAACCCGTCGATAGTGGGTTGTTGCCGTCGGAGCGGTCCAACTTCCCGTTGTCGAACGTCACCACGTGGCTTGAAGCTACGCAGAGCAACTCACTCATCGGCGTTGACCTGATCGAAGAGTCGATGCCCCTGGGCGTGGTGTCGTGGATCGGCTACGGCCTCTCAGGCATCACCGAGTTCTACGTCAACATTTGGAAGGTCGACTTGACATCGGGCGACTGGACGCTGGTGCACCATTCCCCGAACATCGTGGGGCTTTTGGGTGGCACCGCCGCCCCGGGCGAGTTCATCTCCTACGAGCTGGATGACCCGATCCCTGTGGTGGCTTCCGAGGCGTACGCCTATGAGCTTGTCCCAGTGGGCGGCACGCATTATGTGCGTGGCCGCGTAGCGGACTTGCCGAACCATCCGACGTCGCAGATCGTTTCGCTGGCGGCCACCAGAAACAACACCTCGCCGAACAGCCCCCCGTCTTCTATCGCGAAAGCGTCGGTGACTCGTTCGAGCGATGTGCCGTGGGTGAGCATCGCCGTGGACACGGGTTCCGGCGGTGACCATCACGATCCGTTGAAGATCTATCTGGGCACCGCGGCCACGGTGTTCCCGGTTCCGAACTGGGTTAACTACATCGACCCGGTTGCGGTCGGTGGCGGTGGTGGCGGCGCGCAGGGCTGGGCCTTGGGCATCAACGGTCAGGCAGGCCAGCCCGGAAAGTTCAACGCCACCACATGGGTGCGCGGTGAACATTTCGGCGACAACGCCATCATCACCCTCGACCCGGGCGCTGGTGGTGTTGGTGGCCCGGGTGACGGCGCCGCCGGTGGGAACACCACGTTGTCTATCTCAACCCCCGGTGGCGACACGTATTCCATTGTCGCCGAAGGTGGCGCGGCGGGCACTGCCGAAGGGTTCCTGTCGAAACCTGTTGGCCGAGGCCCGGGCACGTTCACGTTCAACGAGCAGGACTATGTGGGCGGTGTTGACCAGAAAGTCATGGGCGGCCACGGTGCGCCCGCTGGTGGTGCCGGTAACGGCGGCAAGGGCTCGTTGGCGGCATTTCAGTCCGGCGGAAATGGCGCTCCTGGTGGCGGCTGGGTGTTCTTCCGGCCCGACCCGCTGCCTGACCCTGACCCGGATTTGACGCCCCCGACGCCCCCCACGTTGGTGGAGCTGGTCGATTCCACTTTCAGCACTATCACGATTACGTGGTCTGGAGCTACTGACGTATGACAATCAAAGGGTATTTTGTTTACGCGAAAGAGAAGGACGCTTCGGGCGATTTCGTTCAGTTGAATCCCGACCCGGTGTTGCCGCCGTATGGGACAAACGGTTTGAAGTCGAACACCACGTACGAGTTCTATGTGAAGACGGTGGACAACGCCGGCTGGTTGTCGGACCCGTCGGATACCTACGAGTTCACCACTCCAGCGCACACTGCGGGTGATTTGTTGTCGCCGGAGGACCAGGCGATGGTGGATTTGATTGTGGAGGAGTCCCGCGCGGAGACCGGCCAGCCGGGGGTGATGCTGCAGATCACCGGCCCGCGCGGGAACTATGCGAAGGCGTATGGCACCACCGTGGGCGGCACGGTTCGCCCGTTGACGTTGGATGACCACTTCCGCATGGGTTCCTCTACGAAGATGTTCACCGCGATTGCGTTTTTCCAGGCTGTCGATAAAGGGTTGATCACGCTGGATGACACTCTGGAGCAGTACGTTCCGGGGATTCCGAACGGTACCGCGATCACGATGGGGCACATGCTGTCCATGCGGTCGGGTATCGCGGAGTATACGGCGGGTATCAACGCGCTCTGGATCACGCTGTTTCCGACGTGGCCATGGACGGGCGCGAAGGACTTCCTGGGCTCTATGAAAGGGCCGTCAAATTTCTATCCCGGCACCGACTACCTGTATACGAACTCCAACTTTGCGCTGATCGGGATGGTTCTAGAGATTGTTGACCCGGACCATCGGCCGATCAAGCAAATCTTCAAAGAAGACATCATAGACCCTCTTGGGCTTACGGAAACGTCATGGCCGCCGATCGGTCCAGTTCCACCCCCAGCGTCGATCGCCGACACGTTCAACCCGAACTTCCTCGACGCTGCCGGGGCGCTGGCGACGAACATCAACGACTACACGAAGTTCGCGGAAGCGTTGCGGGACAACGCGATGGGACTGTCACCGGAGTCGTATGACGCGTGGCTGTCAACGTTCTGGAAGCACCCCACGGGGTGGGACCCGTACGCGAACGGGTTCTACATTCCCTCCGAGTACTACTACGGGTACGGGATAGAGTCGTTCGGAACGTGGTTCGGGCATCCCGGCTTGTTCTCGGGCGGCTGGTCGTCCACGATTTTCTTTGAGCGGGACTCGGGTGCGACATTCACGCTGCACGAGAACTCGAATACCTCCAACCCCCCGGCCGCGGGCTATACCCGCATTTGGGTGCGGGTGGCGGAGTATCTGTACCCCGGAACGATTACGAATGACCAAAACTGGCCGGTGCCGCCGGAGCCGGTGGATATTGGGTTCGATGCAGTGTCGTCGGCCGGGGCTGGTGTCGGTAGCGCCACTGTGAACTTCAAGGCCTCCGAGGGGGCCACGGTGTTCGCGGTGGTGGCGTGGGACCGCGCGGGCTCGGCCCCGTCGGCCACATATGGCGGCGCCGGCGGTGTACTTCTCGGGTCCGTTTCGCACAATGGCGATCCGGCGAATGGAGGATTGGCTATTTTCCGCATGGAGAACGCAGGCTCCGGCGTTGCTCGCCAGATGACGGCCACCGGCCCGGGCTGGGTGAGTGCGTATGCCATTTCATTCAACGATGTTGTGTCCGTGGGAACCCCCACGTTCGCGCACGGCAACGGCACCGCGCACAGTCAGTCGGTGACCGTTTCGAGCGGGGTAACGCTGCAGGCGTTCTCGGCCGGGGCAGGGGGGGTGTCGTCGTCCAAGCTCACAACGATTCTGGGGGCGCGCTTGCGCGCGGAGCAGTCGGGGATTGCCCCGCCCCTGTGCGTCAACACAACCACGAGGACGGGAACGGTGAGTGCCACATCAGCGCAGCCGAACAGGTGGGCCGGCATGGCGGTGAACTTGCAGATTGGGGGATGAGCGTGGCTGTTGGCTGGTGGGCTGAGTCCCACGTCTCATTCGGCGTCACCATCACTCCTGAGGTGGGATTCCGCTACGGCGGTCCGAAACAAGAGTTCGGCGTCACCCTCACTCCCGAGGTGGGCATGGCCGCCGTGGCCCACAATCGCGTGGGCTTCGGGCTGTCGGTGCCGATTTCGCTGGGCATGAGGGCGGCCAGCCACAGCAAGGCGTCGTTCGGGTTGGTGTTCACCCCGTACATTGCGATGCGCGGCCCGTCAGCGTTTCAGCCGGTGTTCCCGTCCGAGGATCTGTATCCGTCGAACTCGCTGTTCCCGACGCCGCGCAGCCAGCAGCCTGGTTTCGGGTTGTCGTTTTCGCCGAGTTTCGGGTTCGCGGCCGCGCCGAAGTATGCGCGATCGTTCAGTGTCGAGGTCACTGCAGGATTGGGGTTCTCTGCGGAGGAACGGTATTCAAACGGTTTCGGTATCGAACTGTCCCCGCAGATCGGAATGTCCGGCGCGGAGCGGTATTACCGCGAGTTCGGTCTAGAACTCACACCCTCTATCGGCATGGACGGCGATGGTCACAACGGGCTTGATCCCGTTGAGTTCGACGCAGTAACCATGTCGCAGCAAGCCACTTCGACGTTCTCGTTCAACCACACCGCGACCGATGGCGCATCAGTTCTGGTGTCACTGGTTGTTCAGGGTTCCGATACGATCGCCTCCGTCACCTACGACGGATCGGCAATGACGCTTATCGGCAGTCAGATGCTGAACAATGATGCGGGACAGGGCTCCCAGCACTTGTACGTCATTCATGATGTCGCTGGCGGGTCCAAACAAATAACCGTCAACAAGCCGACCGGGTTCGGGTGGGTGGGGGCCGTCGCCGCCTCCTACCTGAACGCCACCGCCACCGGAACCGTGCAAAAGGCTTACGGGAACAGTGGTTCGGCGAGTTTGTCGGCGTCCGCCCCGGGAGAAGGCGGCCGAGTCGTCGTTTCGTTCGCCAACATGGGGAACCGGACATTTACACCTTCCGGCGGAACAAATCGGTTCTCGGGTTCGGGCTTGTTCCCCATCCTGACCATCAGTGACGCGACGACGGCTACCACATTTACTGCGACAAGTTCGTCTGGAACGTGGGCCGCGATGGCTGTTCCCCTCAACCCGGTATAACTCGAAAGGAAACAATCATGGGTATTCCCAACGCAACACATAAGGCAGCATCTGATGCTATCGCCGCTCTTGGCGACTGGATCAGTGTTCACACTGGCGCCGCTGGCACGACCGGGGCGAATGAAGCCACGGGTGGTGGATATGCGCGGGAGCAGACGTCGTGGACGTCGGGCTCCACGGGCACCAACACCGGCGACGAGGTTGAAATCTCCGTGGCGGCAGGCACCTACGTGGAGGGCGGCATCTGGTCGGCCAGCTCGTCGGGCACCTTCGTCGGTTCGGAAGCTTTCGACGACGGTGACGTGGAGGTGTCCGGCACTGGCGCTTCAATCTCGGTGACGCCCCGCATAGTCGCCTGAAATCCTGGATAGGGGAACTGTTTTGAACATCAAAACTGATCATCAGATCGTCGCGTTCGGCAACGACATGATGGGCTTGTTTGACCGTGACGGCACGCTGATTGTGCAGGCCGCCCGCGTGGTTGGCGGGTGGGAGGTCACCGCCGAGGGGCGGACCCCGGCGACCGTGTTGGATCGGTCTTCGGCGATCACCGAAATGATCAACACCGCCCTCGCGGTGCTTCCGGGTGACGGTTATTCGTGCCTGGTGCCGAGGGGTTTACGGGCGCAACCCTAGGGAGGGGTTTGGTATGGCTTATTCGAAGCAGTCGTGGGAGAACGTTCCCTCGACGAACACCCCGTTGTCGGCGGATCGTCTCAACCACATCGAGGACGGTATCGAAGGGGCGCATGAGGGGCTGGACGATAAGGCCGACCTCGCCCACGACCACGTTTTGGCCGATGTTACCGATGTCACCTCTACTGGCGCGGCTATTGCTGGCGCGGCGGATAACGATGCAGCCCTGGAGGCTTTGCAGCCGGAGTTGGACAACAAGATCCACGGGATCGTCGACTACTACGCGACCAACGAGTTGGATGTTCAGGTGGATGCTTCCGATGTGGTGTCGGGCACGCTGAGCATTAATCGCATCCCCGTGGGTAGTAGTGGTTCCACGGTGTGTGTTGGTAATGATTCGCGCCTGTCGGACCAGCGGACACCCTTGGACAACTCGGTGACCCTGGCCAAGATTCAGGACGGTGCGATCACCAACGCGAAGATCAATACCGGCGCGGCGATTGCGAAATCGAAGCTGGCTTCGGATGTGCAAACCTCACTGGGTAAAGCGGATTCGTCGGTGCAGAAATCCGGCAGCGCGTCCGGGATGTGGATGGGCACCACCCTTCCCGGTAGTGGAACCACGGGTGTGTTGTACGTGGTGGTGCCGTGAAAGTTTGGAACGGCACGGCGTTCGTTGACCCCACCGCGTTCAAAGTGTGGAACGGTACTGCGTTCGTCAACCCTGAGCTGTACACGTGGAACGGGACCAGCTTTGACAAGGTGTGGCCCACGTTCGAGCCGTTCAGCATCTCCAGCGAAGACCCCGGCTACGAGGATCTGATCGATGAGCCGGTGCCCGAGGGCGCTTCTGGCTGCTGGGTGACCCTCGTTGGTGGCGGAGGCGGGGGCGGTGCGGGCTACCAGAGTTTCGATGATACCTACCGCCGCGGCGGCGGCGGCGGAGCGGGTGGGGCAAAGATTCCCCGCGTGTGGGTGCCTCGCGAGGCTATGGGTTCCTCCTACAGCGTCGTCTTAGGACTCGGCGGGGCGTATACCGGTGGAGGCTCGACAGGATTTGGCGGCACCGACGGGGGATCGTCCTCGTTCTTGTCCGGATCTGTGTCGCTGATCGCAGGAGGAGGGGCGCGCGGCGCGGTCGCGCTGTCCGGTAGCAGTACGCAGGTGTCCGGGGGCGCTGGAAGCCTGACGAGCGTCGTCTCCGGGGTTGCCGGGGCCGTCGTTATCCCCGGCGCGCCCGGGGGTAAGGGGGCGCGTCGGCAGGCTCTGCGGAAGATGGCGGAGATAACCCGAGCGGTGCAGGTGCGGGCGGCGGCGGAGGCGGCCGGGTTTCGGACTCTAATAGCCAGACTCCCGGGGGCAGAGGAGGTAACTCCGCGGTCGGTACCGGAGGGGCGCGGGGCGGTGCCGGGGCCAACGGGTCCAGCGCAACCGACCAAACCGGCGGTAACCCAGGCGCTGGAGGAGGCGGTGGCGGTGGCAACAACAGCGGGTCCACAACCACCGGTCACGGCGGTAACGGAGGTAAATACGGCGGAGGTGGTGGCGGAAGTGGCGGTCATAGGACTAATGCTCATCGCTACGGCGGAGCGGGCGGTGACGGCTACGTCCTGATCGAGTGGGAATAACCCCTACTCGCCGCGAATGATTTGATACACCCGCCCTCTGGTGATGCCTGCTTGTCTGGCGATCTCAGGTGCGGGCATGCCGTCCGCGTACGCGGCCTTCACGAGGTCGAACATTTCACTGGTCAGCTCGCTCATCTCGGCTGCAACCTTCTGCCGCTTGTCGCGGTTGGCGGCTAGTCGATCAGCGAGGGTCATACGGGAAATAGTAGCACGTTATACGCAGGTTGACAGACTGTGTGCAGGGCCTATACAGTAGGCCCCATCAACTTGAGACACCGCCCGGCGGGGCGAAGGCCTGAGAAACCAACCCCGCCGGACGGCCCACCCCCCAACAGGAGGCCCACCAATGCTACGCACCACCACCGCGACTGTCTTCGCAATCGCCGCACTCGCCCTCGGAATACCCGCAGTCGCTGATGCCGCACCCGCCCACTGCGCGAATCACGGCACCGGCCACGGGCAGATCTACAAGCACGCATGCGCCACCGGCAGCGGCGGCGCAGGAGCCGACTGGACATACGCCACCCACGCCGACGGCACACCCAAGATGGACGGCACCAAACACATCTACAAGTGCGTGCGCCACTGCGGCGGCGGCCGCCACCACGTCGAAACCACCGACACCTGGTGACCCGCCATGAAGATCCACGTTCAATCCCGCGGCCCCGCCGGCTGGAACGCAACAGTCCTCTTCACCACAGGAACCGTCCTGACTGTCGCTGACGACCAAGGTCGCAGGCACCTGATCGACACGTCCCGAGTCACGGTCAGGAGGCTGCCGTGACCAAGCCCCTGCCAAGCAGGTGCACTGTGAAACGCATAGCCGGGGCTCTCGGAACCGGACTCCTCGGAGGCATCGCACTCACCAGTGTCCTGTCCTGGATGTTCGCCACAGGCAACCACGCCATCGACTTCTTCATCGAACGCGACACCCTGTTCTACTTCTAAACCCACCCCAGAAAAAGCCCCGCCACCCACTTGGGTGCGCGGGGTTTTTCTATGCACGAAAGGAACCCCGGACATGGACCGTCTCGGAATCATCCTGCTCAAACTGCTCGGACCACTCGCCGACAGGATCGCCGACCGCATCGCCGACAGGATCACCGAGAACCTGCCCGACCTGTCCAACTTGGACGACCAGATCGTCGCGAAACTCCCCGACCTGTCCAACCTGCCAGAACAGGTCATCAACATCATCGACGGCGCGCTGCGCTCCATCCCCGTTCTCGGCGGAATCCTCGGGAGCAAACGGTGAGCTTCACCTGGTTCCGCCCCGAAGGCCCACTACGCACCCGCGAACAAGTCGCCCGCGAAGTCCACGCCGTCTCCCTAGCCCGTGGCCTCGATGAACTCGCCACCGTCATCGCCCTGATGACCATCTCCACCGAGGTCGGCACCGGCACCGGCGATGACCGCAAGTGGTGGTGCCCCGCCAACGACCGCGTGCCCGCCACGAAGAACTACCCCCACGATTCGAAGAGCGACGACAACCGATCCTCGGGCTACTTCCAACAGCAGCCCGGGCCGAACGGCGAACCGTGGTGGGGGACACCAGAGAACATGATGACCCTGTCGCAGGCGGCGAACACTTTCCTCACACGCCTCGCCGACGACTACGGACGCGCCAAGGACAACCCGCGCCTCGCTGGCGAGTTCGCCCAGCGGGTGCAGCAGTCCGCCTTTCCTGACCGGTACGCCGAGAAGTGGGATGAGGCGTGGTCGGTGCTGCGTCGGGCGCTCGGATCTCAACCACCCACACCCCCGAAGGAGACCCCCGTGGCATGGACTGGTGACCCCGTCTGGCTCGAAGAAGTCCTGCGCCCTGCTCTCGGTGACCGGTTGAAAACCCTGCCCGGATGGCAGAACTCCGGCCACGGCGACTTCAAGGACATCCGCGGTGTCATGGTGCACCACACCGGAAACTCCCGTGAATCAGCGCAGTCGATCCGCAACGGCCGCCCCGACCTCGCAGGCCCACTCGCCAACATTCACATCGCACCTGACGGAACCGTCACAATCGTGGCTGTCGGGGTGTGCTGGCACGCCGGCCAGGGATCATATCCGTGGCTGCCGACAAACAACGCCAATGCGCACATGATCGGCATCGAATGCGCCTGGCCCACAATCACCAACGGCAAGTACGACCCCGCCGAGCGGTGGCCGGATGCGCAGATCATCTCCATGCGTGACACCTGCGCCGCCCTCGCGTTGAAGCTGGGCCTTCCCGCCACCCGCGTCATCGGGCACAAGGAGTACGCCGGTGCCGCTCAAGGGAAGTGGGATCCAGGAAACCTTGACATGTCGTGGTTCCGCGCTGAGGTGCGCAAGGACATGGAGGGGTTCGTGTTCCCTGGTGAGCATCCAGCGATGGAGCCGCAGCCCGGTCCGATTGTCCCTCCGGACTATGCGAAGGAGACGTGGGATCAGCTGCGCATCGAGTGGCCCCAGTTGGGTGGTCGCACGCTCGTTGATGCTGTCGCTGTGATCGGCGAGAAACTCGGCATCGAAGGCTTCTACGACGTCAAGGACAAATCCTGATGCGCATCGACGGGCAGTACGTTGGCCTCGGGCTCGGTGACAGCTCCGAGGAAATCCGCAAGATCAAAGCGTTCATGCGGCGCAAGTTCGCCTCCTACGCGGGCGATTTGGCCGACACCCCGCTCTACGACGAGCAGATGACCGCCGCAGTCGCCGAAATGCAGGCCCGGTACAACACGGCTGGGCAGCTCGCGTCCGGCCTGTACATCCCGGGGATTGTAGGGGCCGAAACCAAGTACGTCATGGGCTACCTGCCGCGCCCTGTCGTGGATACCCGGCCCGTGCTGATCACCGTGTGCGGCACCGGTGTTCCCTGGTGGATCGGCCCCGACGCCGACACCGCCCGCGCCGTCGAAGACAAATACCTGTGGCAACCCATCGGCTACCCCGCAGCAGCATTCCCGATGGGCAAATCCATTGCCGCCGCCATCACCGAAACCCACAACCAAGCTAACCGGTGGCGCGAACGCATCGAAACCCACGGCGCCGCGCTAGCAGGCTACTCCCAAGGCGCGGTAGTAGTTTCCGAACTGTGGATGAACCATATCGCACCCGAAGACGGCTCCCTGCATTGGATGAAACCGCACATCGAGAAAGCCGTGACGTGGGGCAACCCGAGCCGCGAACTCGGTCACGTGTGGGCCGACCACGGCGGCTCCCCAATGGCACCATCCAACACCCAAGGCGTCTCATCGAACGGCATGCGTGACACCCCGCCGTGGTGGCGCGACTACGCACACCAAGGCGACCTGTACGCCTGCACCGAACCCGGTGACACACAAGAGGTCCGCAACGCCATATGGCAGATCGTGCGCGACCTAGACCTGTTCACCGGACCCGATTCGCTACTCGCCCAAGTAATCGAACTTGTGCAGGCACCGCTACCGGAGACGATCGCGATCACCAAGGCACTGTTGGACGCCGGCATGTTCTTCGCGAAACGCACCGGCCCGCACGTGGACTACAACGTCCAGCCTGCCATCGACTACCTACGCACATAACGGGAGGACCACCTGATGTTGACACGTTCATTCTGGATCGACGCCGCCGAGCGTGCCATACGCACATTCGCCCAAACCGCGATCGCCACCCTCGGCGCCGGGGCAGTCGACCTGATGACCACCGACTGGATATCGGTGCTGTCCGTGTCCGGCGGCGCGGCCGTCGTATCACTGCTGATGTCGATCGGCGCCGAACGCCGCGGAAACCCCGGAACGGCGTCGGCCACTAGAGCGGTCACCACCGCATGATCTGGGAATCGGTGCGCGAAGCGGTGGACGCCGCGTACCAGCCTGACGACGGTATCGACCTGATAGGACTGCTCATCATCGGACTGCCCTCCACCATCGCCGCCATCGGAACAGGGATCGTCGGCGTACTCACCGTTCAGGGACAGCGCAAAGGCCGGGAGCGCGCACGCCAGATCGACGCGAAAACCTATGAGATTCACGAGCAGACCGTCAACACCCACGACACCAACATGCGTGACGACCTCGACGAGATACGCGATCTGGTGCGCGACGGCTTCAAACAGGTCCAACGCGACATCAGCGGACTGCGGGAGGAGCTGCGAACCGAACGACTGGAACGAATCGAAGGCGACAAACGCCGCGACCGGTAACCACCAGGAAAGAAGGGCGCACGAATGTCACTACTGGCCGATCTCGCGGGCCTGCAACCCCGCACATGCCCCGCATGCGACTGGGCGGGCACCCGGTCGAAACAGGAACGCGCAGAGATAAACACGGCGGTGGAGTCCGCCAAACGCGGTGAGGTTCAGTTCACCGACGTGCTGCGAGTACTCATCAAACACGGCATGCCCGACATGAATCCGCAATCGTGGCGGCACCACGCGAGGAACCATCATGTCCCTGACTAGCGACCTACGTCAGGTCCGCATATCCGAGGGTGTGCGCAACAAGATTCTGATCCTCGACGTCGAACGGCTCCCCGGCATCACCGAACAGTACTGGTGGGACAGGGGCGACCTGAAGAACCGGTATGTGCAGTACGAGACGGTGACCCGAATGCCGCGCACCACGATCGTGTGCGCCAAGTGGTACCACGACGCCGAGGTCATTCAGCTCGCGGAATGGGACAGTGGTGGCCGCAAACGGTTCCTGCGGCGCGTGCATAATCTGCTGTCGCAGGCCGACATTGTTGTCGGGCACTACATCGACGAGGCGGATGTGCCGTGGCTGAAAGGCGACCTGCACATCGAGGCTGGGTTGCCGCCGCTGCCGCCGTTCAAAACGGTGGACACGCTGAAGGTGTTGCGCCGTGAGTTCAAATCCGGGGCGCCGTTCAAAGGGTTGGATGCGTTCTGCCAGATCGTCGGGCTGTCTGCGAAAACTGATCGCTACGACCGGTTTGCGATGGAACGCGCCGTGACGGAGAAGAGCGCCGCGGACCGGGAACGTCTCATCGCCTACTGTGCTGGTGACGTCATTGCCACGCAGGGGTTGTACGACTTCCTGAGGCCGCACATCAAGAATCATCCGGCGCTGTTTGTGGACGGCGAGGACAAGCTGACGGTGTGTAACCGGTGCGGCAGTGAAACCGTGTTGATTCCGCGCCGATATGTGGCGAACGTGCTGACCTACACGATGCGCCGCTGCACCAGCTGCGGCGCGCATTCGCGGTTGTCCATTGAGCCTGAGCGCATGAGCGTTGTGCGGGGGGTGTGACGTGAATATTCGTGTGTGTACGTTCCTCGATCACGGTGTGACGGTGGGATTCCTGTGGGACGTGATCAAGGCGTGGGTTCGTCGTGATGTCTGATCCTGTTCGCGGCGCGATCCAAGCCAGCTTGGACGCGATGGGCGACGGTTGGCAGGTGGCCCACTATGTGGTGGTCGTCGGGTTGGAACGTATCGACGGTGACCGCATGGACTTGGGTGCTACGACTGTGATCACACCTATAGGTCAGGCGGGGTATGTCACCGATGGTTTGGTGAACCGTTATTGGGATGAGTCGTCTGGTGAGTGATCCGCAGTTGGAGTTGTGGCGGTCGGTGTGGCTGGCGGTCGTCGCGGGGATGATCGTCGCGCTGCTGGTTCACGTCTTGGCTTAATCCACGCCTCGTGAAGCATCAGGCTTCAGGAGGCGCCTCACTCAGCATGGCTATATCGTGCGGAGGCATCCATGTTTGGGCATGTGTGGTGCACTGGGGGAAGGGTGTCGATCACTGTCTCCCCGTCTTTGAACGGTTGACCGCACCGGCCGCAACGATCATCGGTGTTCATCAGTTGCACATCTCGCATCCGTAGCCGGTCGGGTAGGTGGTTGAGGCTCCCCCATGAAAAGAGAGTACGACGGCGCGACGACATGGAGGACCGGTTTATGCCCTCGGTGGGAGTGAAATCCCCTCTAGGGTTACCTTTAGGGTGATCCCCTCCGAGGCGTATGGCCTCTGACCTGTGCGCCGTGAGGGTTTCGAACCCCCGACCCGCTGATTAAGAGTCAGCGGTTGATAGGCTGCATACCAGGAGAAACGTTGTCAAACCCGCAGGTAGACACCCGATACTGCGCAATTCTGCGTAATGCTGCGCAGCACCGTAGGGTGAACCGTAGGGTGACCCCCTGGGAGGGAAACGATGGCAACCAAGAAACGCAGAACCCGCGGAGACGGAGCGTTCTTCCAACGCGCCGACGGCAAATGGATGGGGCGAGTAGAACTACCCCCCGACCGCAACGGCAACCGCCGCTACAAATGGGTGTCCTCCGTGGACCGCAACACCGCCATGGCCAAACTCAAACAACTCCGCCGCGACGTCGAAGAGGGCCGCATCGCCACCACCTCATCCACAACTGTGGAGAAGTGGATGCTGCACTGGATCGACAACATCCACGCCAAACGTAAAGTCCGCCCCGGCGTCCTCAACGACTACCGGGCCGCCATCCACAACCACATCAACCCGATCCTCGGCGCGAAACGCATCGACAAACTCACCCCGCAGCATGTGCGGGACCTGCACTCCGAGATCGGGGCCTCCCGCACCGCCGAGCTGGTCCATGTCATCGTCCAGAAAGCCCTGGACGATGCGGTAGCGGAGGGTGTGGCGACCAGGAATGTGGCCGCATTGGTCGACAAACCTGAGTACCGGAAGAAGAAACGCAACGGCTTCCCGGCGGACGTGGCGCAGCACATCATCCACACCGCGTTCCAGGTGTGCGACGAACCAGATGCGGTGCGGATCGCCGCCGGTTTCCTGACGGGCGCCCGCCGTGGGGAACTCCTCGGCCTGCGCTGGCCCTACGTCGACAACCCCGCTCAGGGATGGATCACCATCGCTTGGCAGTTGCAATCGGAAACCCGCGTCCACGGCTGTGGGGATCCTCTACCCGAACCGTCACCGCTGTCCCGGCCCGACCGTATGCCCAAGAAACCCCCGTACTGGCCTTGCGGGAAGACACGGGCATGGGCATGCCCGCAGTCCCGGTGGGACCTGCCGGCGCATTTCGAGTACCAGGAATGTGAGGGGTCGTTGTTGTTCACCCGGCCGAAGACGGACGCTGGTTGGCGTGAGGTGCCGTTGTTGCCGCCGTTGTATGTGGCGATGCAGAAACTCCGCACCGACAATCCGCACGGCTTGGTGTGGCACAAGGAGGGGAAGCCGATCGATCCCCGTTCGGACTACGACGTGTGGCGTGGCGTGTTCCGCGCTGCTGGGGTGATCGGTCCAACCGAGTCGTTGCCGCCGCACAACTCGCGGCACACCACGTCGACATTGCTGCGCGCAGCGGGTGTGGATGAGCAAACGCGTATGGAGATCTTGGGTCATGCGAGTGTGGATGCGCAGCGGATCTATGCGCATGCGGACCGGGCGAGGCATCTGGAGGCTATGCAGGGGCTGTCCGAGCTACTCCCATCGACGTTTGCGTTAGAAACAAAATAAGGCGACCGCCTGTAAATGCGCCCTGCCGAGGGATTCACCATCCCCGGCAGGGCGCTTTTTTTCGTTCTGGCGGGTGTCACTCCGTCATGGTCCAAGTTCCGCAGCCGCTCGTGCGGAACACGATCCGGTGATCCCCGTTGATTGTGCCGGTCCACGACGCGACACCATCGGGTTGGATGTTCGCGCGTACGGTGCCGGATGGTGCTTCACCTTCGCGGAGTGTTTCGCCGCCGCGGTAGTCGGCGATGCTGACGACCGCCCACGTGCAGCCGGGGGAGCTGGGTGGGATGGTGGCGGTGTAGGTTCCCCAGTCGTATCCGTCTGCGCCGCCCATGTTGTGGGTGCCGTCGCCGGGGATGGTGCGGTACGGGTTGGGCCGTGTAGTGGTGGTGGTTGGTGTGGTGGTTTGTGATGCGCTTCTGTCGTCGTCGTCGTTGTTGTTGCGGGTGGAGACGATGCCTACGACGGCGAGCACAGCGAGCGCGGTGACCATCACCTTCCCTGGTGACACTGCGCGATCATTGGTGGTCATCTGGTAGTGGGCTTTCTGTGTTGGTGGCTAACTTTCGCGCACTGGCGTTATCTGATCGTGACATTCCCGTGTTTGGGCTTCCTGTGTCGATTTTGGCAATGATCCGTTAGCGTCTACGCATCCGGTTGCGAGGGGTGACCGGTGATGGTGATTTCGGTAGGTGCAGCCCATGTTTGATGACGAACTCGACACTCTGTTGGTGCGGATTCTGAACGCGATGGACGAGTGTCCGCCAACATCATGGACGTTGCGGCGGGCACGTCTAGTCCTTGCGGCGTTGACGTGCCCGGACGCTCCTGGCGATGTGGTCGCGAATCTCCGCCCCGGCTGTTTCGCCGGTCCGAGGTTGGCGCGGTTGCGTCGTGTCACTGGTCGCGGCGTCTAGGTCGCCCTCCTGGTCTTGACGCGCTTCGCGCGGTGTTCGCGTCGTCTGCGTAGTTTCCATGACATTTCGTGCCTCCTTTAGTCGTCGCCGGACTTCGGCGAGAAGTTCGTCGTCTGAGTAGCGGACTATCGCCGGCTCGGGTAGCGGCGGTGGAATATCTGACTGTTGAAATCCGGCTATCGCCAGAGCTTCGTTGACATCCCATTGGACAGCTCGGGCAGCGGCGGCCACGGTGGATGCGGTCGTTCCGATTGGGATCAGTGTCCCTTTGTTGATCTGCCACCCCGTTTCCAGTTGCTTCCACCGTCCTGCGCTGACGGCGGGCTTGTCGCTGCCTGGTGGCGTTGTGCGCCGTGAGGCTTCGCGCTGAGATAGCCCGACGCGCTCTCTGTGCCGCTTGAGTTCTGGCCCGAATGGCCAGTCTTCGCGGTGTTCCTTGTTCTCGTTCACGCCTACATGTTCGCGTGCAAACAGGTGCAAAGTCCACTGCTTGCACAACCCTGATTCTTTGCAGTTACGCGCTTGTAGTTTTCGAACATTGCAGGTCAGAGCATTGTTGGCGCGAACTGCGCGCGAACTCTTGCGGTTTGCACTTGTTCGCAGTACAGTTGGCGGCATGGTCAAACAGTCCTACGGGGTGTGGCAGGAACTCCGGGTCATCCGTGAGCGCACAGGTTGGTCATCCGCCGAACTGTCCCGCGAAAGCGGAGTTTCCGCCCCTTACCTCTCCCAGCTTGAGAACGGTGACCGGTGGCCGAACGCCACCGTCACCAAGAAGCTCGCTGTCGCGCTCAAGGTTCCCGTCTCCGTATTGGAGCGGCCAGCAGAGCAGAAAAACCCCGCTGCATAGAAGAAGCCCCCACCTGTGTGCAGCAGGTGAGGGCGGAGACAACGAGGAGAAGCTCGAATGTCTGAACTCAATCGTATCAACCGAGGGGTCTGCCCGACTCCAGGGAAGAAGCAGTACCGGTCACAGGCCGAAGCGAATCGGTGGCAGCGCCAGAAGTTCGCGGGATACGGAAACCGCAAGGAACGTCTTTACGCCTATCAGTGCCCGAGTGGTGAGCACTGGCATTTGACCCATCACACACCTGAGGTGCAGCAGACCGTGTTCGACAAGACCACCGGACAACCAGGGCTCGTGCCTACCTCGAACATGTTCGACGGACACGACGTGCGTCACGTGTTCACCGATCAGCCCTACTGGGTTGCCAAGGACGTGTGCGAGGCCGCCGGTATCTCGAAGTACCGGGACGCGATCGTTCAGTTGGACGACGACGAAAGGGTGTACCTGTTCGTGGACACCCCTGGTGGTCCTCAGCGGATGGTCGCGGTCACTGAGGCTGGTGTGTGGTCGCTGTTGATGATTAGTCGGTCGCCGAAGGTGAAGCCGTTCAAGCGGTGGATGACGCATGAGGTGTTGCCGTCGATCCGCAAGACCGGCGGGTACGCCGCCGCCGATACGAATATTGCGCTTCCTGATCGCAAGACTTTGGCGCAGTGGGTGGTTGAGGCGGAGACCCGCGCCGAGCTGGCTGAGGCGAAGGCGTTGGAGTTGTCGGTTCCGGCGTCGGCGTGGAATGAGTTGGCTGAGGCTGCCGGTGACTATGCGGTGTCGGATGCGGCGAAGGTGTTGTCGCGTGACCCGGCGGTGAATATCAAGGAACGCGCCCTGTTCCAGTACATGTCGAGCATCGGTTGGGTGTTTAAGCGGCAGGGTCGGTGGAAGGCGTACCGCACCCAGTTGGAGACGGGTCGTCTCGCGGAGAAGGTCGGCAAGCCGTTTTGGCATGAGTCCCGCGGTGAGTGGGTGAATGGTGAGCCCACGGTGCGGATCACGCCGAAGGGGTTGGCTGAACTTCACAAGCGTCTCGGTGGGACCGGTCAACTCGCATTGGCGGCCGCGTCATGAGCTTCTCTTTCTACGCAGAACCAATCCAGATCCTCAAGAGAGGCCATGGTGGTGTGACCGTAGGACTCGGGGAAAACAACGGATCCGAATTGGCCTACTTGTACGTCGGTGACGGATACCGACACGAGGGTGACGTTCTCCTGGACGCCGACGAACTCACGGATCTGATCGACCAGCTGACCATCATCCGCAACGCGATGAGGGAGACGCGATGACGTTTCATTCACGCCCGAGGCCTCCTATTCAGCATTTCCCGAAACCGAAGAAGCCTTTGTTCCAGTCGAAACCGAAGGATGCGAAATGAGCACTCCCAGATGGGCCACGTTCAAAGAGGCCGCGTCATACCTCCGCTTGAAATCAGACGTGCTGATACGGGAGGCAGTCAAAAACGATGGGTTGAAGGCATATCCGATCGGTAACGGTCGGGAGGCGCGTGTTGACCTGAATGAGGTTGATGAGTGGATGAAGTCGCGTAGCTATGAGCCGAGGTCCGCATGACGTCGTCTGCTCCTAAGCATCGGAGTGTGTGCCAGTTGTCGGGTGAGGTTCGCCCGTCTGGGTTGTGGAAAGCGTTGGCCGAGTGGGATGCGAGGCAGATGCGTGAGGCTGCGGAGTTGGAGGCGTTGCGTGAGGAAAACGCGCGCCTGCGGTGCCGGCTACAAGAACTAGGGGAGACAGCGTGAATCTTGTTGAGCGTTTGAATGCCAGGTTCAACAACGTGATTCATGACGGGCTCGCCGTGTTTGGTGGCTGGGTGGATCCGTGGTTGGCGCGCCTGGAGCGTCAGGCCATGTCGAATGCGTTGGGTCGGGATATCGGCCTGGATTTTGGGGATGTTCTTGTGGCTGTGGAGGCTGAGGAAGAAGTCCATGAACCGTCTGTCGGGCATCGGGTTTCGGCAGGCCAGTCATCTGCTACGGCAGGTGACATTGGTCCCGGCGCGGGCATGGTTCCCCCGACTCCCCCCGCGCCGGGGCGTTCCAACGACGACTGGATGAATCTGGGGGAGTACCTGGACACGGCGACAGCGGAAGAACTCGCTGCGATCCGACAGCACACCGAAGTCAGCCGCGCGGACCTGGAGTTGCACCTGAGGTGGTACACGACCGCGCCCGGCGCCTACGGGGTCAGCCCCGAAGTGGTCGCCCAATCACTGCTGGACAGCTACCGCATCACCCCGAGATAGACGCAACACCTTCTGAAAGGAAAACCCATGTACAAGTGCTCCGAGTGCAACCGCGAGATCGGCGCGATCTTCGAGATGGACGCTCATCACAGGCCAGTCCCCGCCCAGTTCAAATGCCCCCATACAGGCCGAGTTGCGGAGCCGATTGTCCCGATTCGCCGCTGACGTTTGGCGGGCCGCCACCCCCACGCCAGGAGGCGACGGCCCTAACACCGGAAACACACAACCAATGAAAGGCACTTCCGATGCTAGATCGAGATTCTAAACCCGCATGGTGGGACCACCACCAAACAAACTGGGCCGACCTGCCCGTCACCCGCAACGCCCCCATGGCTGACCTGGACCTATTGAAGGAACTGGAGGACCTGGCGGAGCTGGTGTTGATCCACGCCGAGAGTGTGTCGTGGTTCCGCCCGTTCCTGCCGCCGCACCATTGGGAGAACGAACCCACGATCTGGGAGCAGATGAACGGCGACGCCGTTGTCGGGTTGTTGCGTGACTACCTCACCGAGGGAGACGCAGCATGAACGCCCGCACCGTCGACCTCTTCATCATCTGGGCAGCAGTCATCGGTGTTCCGCTGGCCCTCGCCAACATGTCATTCGCCCTGTCTGACGATCGATTGGTGGAAGCTTCCATCCACGTCGTCATGGCTTTTATCTCAGCTTTTCTCGGTGTCCGCTCGTTGAGGCGCTTGGGTGGGGGTGAGTGACCAATGGCTCATTGGAAGTATTGGTGGACGATGCCCCTGCTGATCGCTGCGGGCATCATCGGCCCCGGACTCGCCGCACCCGCAGCCCACGCAGATATCACGTCCGACGCGTTCGTGATGGCACTCGACTCCGAAGGCATCACCTACAGCTCCAAACCGGCCGCCATCAACGCCGGAAAAGCCGTATGCGACGTCCTCGACACCGGCTACACCATGTACGAAGCCTCAGTCTTCGTGTACAACAACTCCAACCTGGACCTGTATGACTCAGGGTATTTCGTGGGTGCCGCCACCGCATCGTTCTGCCCTGAACATTTGAGCGGCACGGGGTGGGTGTGATGCCCAACAATCCGTTCATCCGGTTGGCTGAAGTTCACACCGAAGACTGGCGCCGCGGCGCGATCTGCGCACAGATCGACCCGGAGGCGTGGTTCCCCGAGAAAGGGATCCGCAACGACGACGCCAAAGAAACCTGCTGGAAATGCCCCGCACAAGCGCGCTGCCTCGAATACGCCCTGGAAAACAATGAGGGCTGGGGTATTTGGGGTGGGTTCACGGAGAAGGAACGACGCGCTATCAGGCGTGGAGAAATGACCCCGGTGAACCAACGCAAAATGATGCCTTGCGCGATCTGCGGTAGCGACTTCACACCGAAACACCGCCGCGCCAAGTATTGCTCCACGAAATGCAAGAACCGTGCCTATGCGTTGGCTCGCCGACAGCAGAGGCGGGGAGCATGAACATCGACTGGTTCGCTGTCGAGTGCGCCTCCAACGGAACACCCATGCGGCTCAACACCGATGAGCGTCGAATGATGGTGCGTCGCCGCCCGAACCTCCCCGAGGATGAGTTGGCTCGGCGATCGTTCTGCACCGTTCGAACCATCGAACGTGATCGTGCCGACCTGGCCGACGCAGAACAGCAGCAGTGCCCCCTATGCGGTCAAACCGCGTGGGTCATCCACACCGGGATTGTGGAAGCACACCCGGACAAGCTGCTGCAGGAATGCCCCATGTCGGGCCAGTCGGTGGCAGCTGATTGGGAATCGCAAACCGCCGCAACCGTTGTGTGGCTGTCCAGGCGTATCCGTGTCGGCGACTCCATCGGCGTGTGGGACTACCTCACCAAGCTTCCCGAGGACCAGCGCACCCAACTACTCATGGCCGCGTTGGCTGGCATCCCTGATGTGGAGGATCCGTTCGCGTGGATCACTGAGGAAGTGGAGCAGGTCGCATGAGCAACGGAAACCGACTTACCAATGAGCAGGTGAAGATGATCCTGTCGATGACTCGTGACGGGTTTTCCGCCAGGCATATTGCTGAGGTTGTGGGGTGCTCACCACGCACGGTTACTCGTGTGAGGGCCGCAGCCGATGCGCGGGTGATGAACCCTGACAGGTTCACCCCACTCACTGCAGACCAGCTGGAGTTCGCCGAATACCTCCTCGAGGACGGCGCCTCCTACCAGGAGGTTGCCCGCACATTGGGGGTGTCCCGTACCACCATTGAGAAGCACTTTCCTGGGCGGGCGTGGACCAAGAGGCAGGCTGCTGAGTTCACCGCGTTGCTGAAGAAGTTCCGTCGGCTGGAGGCGTCGTGATGTGCAGGTGTGGGCACAACCGGTCCTGGCACAGGTATGCGTGGGATCGGTTCCGCCAAGTGTGGGACACCAGTTGTGAAGCCACCAACTATCACGGCCCTGCTGGGCATGAACGCTGCCGCTGCTCCAAATACCAAGACAAGGAAGACGAATGATCACTGATACGAGGGTCATCACTGCGAGGGATGACGCGAAAGCCGGCGCAGCCGCACTTGATGACGCGAGGTGTGCTTTGCATGAGCTGTTGTCGGAGGGTCCGCGGTTGCCGTTCCTGGATCGTGAAGCACTGGAACTGAATTTGGAAGTCGTGTCCAAGGCGTTGTCTCGGGTTGATGCGGTGATCGGATCGTTGGACCGGCTGGCAGACAGGTGGACAGCATGAGTAGCGAAGGCCAGACCCTCACGTGGGAGTGGTTCACCGGTTTTGTTGGCCCCGGTAGGTGGCGTGCGGTACTGCCCGGTGATCGGCGCAACGCGTGGATCAATCCGTCCGATGTGGCTGGTGATTTCCGTTGGTCTGTTGAGGACAACACGTGTGCGCGGGTTTTGGCGTGGGGGTATGAGGAAACGTTGGACGCCGCGATGGCCGCTGCCGCTGCTGCTGCGGAGGTGACCGAATGACCGAAGTGGACGTTGAGAGGCTCGCGAAACTCCGCGAACCATTCCCCTCCAACCAGATCGGGAAACTTCCCAAAGGCGGCATCACCCTCGACTTCGTCGGCCATGGCTACCTCACCGCCCGATTCCTGGACGTGGACCCACTGTGGACGTGGGAGCCGTTCGCCGTCGGAGACAACGGGCTACCCCTGCTGGACGAGCAGGGCGGGCTGTGGATCCGACTCACCCTGTGCGGTGTGACCCGCATCGGATACGGCGACGCCGGCGGGAAGAAAGGCCCCAACGCCGTCAAAGAAGCCATCGGCGACGCACTAAGGAACGCGGGCATGCGGTTCGGTGCGGCTCTCGACTTGTGGTGCAAGGGGGACCCGGACGCCCCGGCACCGCCGGATCCTGCGGTGGCTGAACGCAACGCTCTGCTCCACGAGCTGGGAGATGCATGCGCAGCTCTGACGCTCGATGAGAAGACGGTGGCCGCCCAGTTTTACGGCAAGTACAAGGTGACGGCGAGGAACGCGAAACCTGCCCAGTTGCGGGAGTTCATTGACGACCTCATGGAGAACGGTGCCCCCGCATGAGCCGCAGGTATACGGGGTTCTCCCCGGAAACCAAGGAACTGATCTGGACCCGCGCCCAAGGGCGGTGTGAACGCTGCAACGAGTACGCCTCAGACGCCACTGCACACCATCGCAGGCCCCGTGGTCTTGGCGGATCTCGCCGCGATGACACCAATCTGGCGTCCAACGGGCTGTGGGCTTGCGGTTCCTGTCATCGTTGGGCGGAGTCCTATCGGACGCAAGCTTTCGCTGACGGGTGGCTTGTTCGTCAATCCCAGTCCCCTATCACTGTTCCCGTCCTCTACAGGGGCAACTGGGTGTTGCTCGACGACGACGGGTTTGTTTACCGAATCCCTAACCCTGTGGAGGCAGCCCAATGACCCCGTACTACCAGGACGACCAGGTGAAACTGTTCCTCGGAGACGCCCTGCAGGTTGCTCGTGGGTTGCCGGATGGGTCGGCGGATTGCATCGTGACGAGCCCGCCGTACTACGGGCTGCGGGATTACGGCGCTGAGGGGCAGTACGGGCTGGAGGAATCGCCTGCCGCATATGTCGAGACGATGCGCGCGTTGTTCGCCGAACTGCGCCGCGTGCTGGCCGACGACGGCACACTGTGGCTCAACCTCGGCGACAGCTACCAATCCGATAAGAACCTGCTCGGCATCCCGTGGTGCGTCGCATTCGCACTCCGAGACGACGGCTGGATTCTGCGCAACGACATCATCTGGCACAAGCCAAACGGCATGCCAGAGAGCGTTACCGACCGGCTTGCCTCCAAGCATGAGTACGTGTTCATGTTCAGCAAGCAGCAGCGCTACTGGTTCGACCTAGACGCTATTCGTGAGCCGCACTCCACCGTGACGGTTGCACGCCTAGCCTCCGGGCCTGTCTCGATTGCGAGACGCACTCCCGGCGAAAAACGAGAGGCACATGTCTACGGTAAGGCGTCTGGAACGAACCTCACCGCTACTGGTAAGGGTCACAACAGCGGCCACACTGCCGGCAAGAATCCTGGTGACGTGTGGACGCTGCCTACCCAGCCGTTCGCCGGCGCGCACTTCGCGGTGTTCCCGCCCGCACTGCCGCAGCGCTGCATCCTCGCGGGCTGCAAACCCGGCGGCACGGTGCTCGACCCGTTTAACGGTTCGGGCACAACAGGACTCGCCGCACAACGCACCGGCCGCCGCTACATCGGCATCGACATCAACAGCGATTACCTAGATCTCTCGCTGCGAACCCGACTGGCTGACTCTGCCCTGAACTTCGAGGAACCCGTCCCATGATCACCGTTGTCTGCGCGGAATGCAGCCGCACCAAAGGCTGCCCCATCACCGCCGAATTCCCCACTACAGAACAAGCGCAGGCATTCATCCGCCGGCACCACGCCTTCGCCGACCACCGGGCACACATCCCAGAAGAGGCCGCCAGTGACCGACTGTCTGTTGTGTGACCATCCCAGGTCTTCTCATGCCCCCCAGTGCCGGGTCCGCATGGGTGTCAACCGGGACGACATGAACACCTACACGATCTGTTTGTGCCCAGGATTCGAAGGCGCAGAAGAGGAGAACGACCATCTTGCCTGACGTGTCGCCGGTCCGCGTGGGGACATCCACGACCACCCGCACCACCGAAACCACAACCCACACAGGAGAACCGATGAGCGACCACACGGGCACTGAGTGGACCGACGCCACCTTTGCGCACTGTGCGGCTGCCCACACCACGAGGGGCGCTGCCCCTGCACCTGCACCGGATGCGAACCACCCGAGGACGACGAAGGGCGACGAATGAACCACCCGTACTACCAAGACGATCAGGTGACGCTCTACCACGGGGACGCGCTCGACGTGCTCGCCGAGCTGCCCGACGCCTCGGTCGACGCCGTGGTTTGCGACCCTCCGTATGGGCTCGGGTTCATGGGCAAGGAGTGGGATTCGGGGAAGTCGTTTGTTGAACGCAAGCCCGCGAAGCGCAACACGTTCGACCACGTAGGGGGAAACCACAACCCGACCGACTCGGCTGACGCTGCGCGGACACGACGCGTCGAGTCGCAACGATTCGGCCAGTGGTGCGCGCAGTGGGCGGCTGAGTGCTTGCGTGTGTTGAAACCGGGCGGTCACATGTTGGCGTTCGGCGGCTCGCGCACCTGGCACCGGCTGGCGGTGGCGATCGAGGATGCCGGGTTCGAGGTCCGTGACTCCATCGCGTGGCTGTACGGCCAGGGAATGCCGAAAAGCCTTGACGTGTCTAAGGCCATCGACAAGGCCGCCGGCGCGAAGCGGGAGGCGTTGGGAACGGCCGTCTATGGCGACGGGCACGTACAACGCTCCTCTGAATCCATTGGATATGGCGGCTGCGATCCGTCCGCGGATACGCGAATTGTCACCGCGCCAGCCACTGATGCGGCCAAGCAGTGGCAGGGCTGGGGCACGGCGCTGAAACCATCGTTTGAGCCCGTCGTGGTCGCGCGCAAGCCTCTCGTGGGCACGGTGGCGGCGAACGTACTGGAGCACGGTACGGGGGCGTTGAACATCGACGCCTGCCGCATCGGCGACGGCTCCGAGTCTCAGGGGCCGCGCGACTCGTCCGAGCCTAGCGCCACACGACGCTATACCGGCAGCGGTGCTGTGAACATCGCCGCAACACCAGGACCCCGCGGGGGATCGCCATCCGGCCGCTGGCCGACGAACGTGGTGCTCGACGACACGCAGGCCGCCGAGCTCGACGCGCAGAGCGGCATCCTAACGTCCGGAAAAGTAAAAGCTGGAGGATTCTCCGGCGAATATCGGGCCGAGGTCTATGGCAAGTACGCAAGGAATGAGATCCGCGAGGAAACGGTCTACGGCGACTCTGGCGGCGCGTCGCGGTTCTTTCCGGTCTTCAAGTACCAGGCCAAGGCACCCACCAAGGAGCGCCCCAGCTACGTCAACGAAGACGGCAACAAGGTTGCGCACAACACCGTCAAGCCGCTCGACCTGATGCGTTGGCTCGTGCGGCTCGTAACCCCGCCGAACGGTGTGGTTCTCGACCCGTTCGCCGGATCCGGCACGACCGCCGAGGCGTGCATTCACGAGCACAAGCGTTGCATCACGATCGAGCGTGAGGCGGACTATCTGCCGCTGATCGTCGCCCGGTTGTCGAAACCAATCGAGGTCGGGTTCGGCTTCGGAGACGCCGCATCATGAGCGACCCGAGGATCCGCCTGCTGTTCAGCCGCCGCGAGCTGGCCGCGATGCAGCGCTGCGAATTGTGTGGCTGGCACCCGAAAACACAGAACCATCACCCTGATTGCCCGCGATACGAAACGGAGGAGTGACCGGTGCCTTGGTTCTACGTGGATGACGCGTTCGCTGACAGTAAGCCGGTGATGCAACTCGACTCCAGGATCCGCAACGAGGCCGTCGGGTTGTGGGTTCGTTGCGGTGCCTGGTCGGCGAAAGAAGAGACGGACGGTCATGTGCCCCTTGATGTTGTGAAGGGGTTCGGCGGCACGCCGAGACTCATTCGCGCGCTGCAAGAACAAGCAGGACTTTGGCAGAAACAGGGTTGCGACAACACGCAATACAAGGATGAGACAACGGTTGATACAACGAGACAATCTCAACCAAAATCTCGCGAAATCGTGTTTGCCAACTGGGAGAAATGGCAGAAAACCAAGGCTGAAAATGAGGCGCGGCGAAGGCGTGAGGCAAAGAAGAAATCCACCTGGAGAGCTGGGAAAAAGGGCCGCGACTATGTGGCTCAGGATGGGCAGGTGTCCACCGGGGACATGGTGGTGGACACGGATTTACTGTCCACCGGGGACAGCATGGGGGAGTCCCGCTACCCCGACCCGACCCGACCCGACCCGACCCCTATTCCTTTGGTTACTTCTAGTAGGGGGGTTACGTCAGTAGACGCGAACGTTGATTCCCCCCGCCCCGAATGCCCTTACCATGAAACGAACTCAGAGACCACCAACTGCATCCCGTGCATGAAGCGACGCAAGTGGGACAAGGAGCACCCGGATTACTTCAAGCGGCTGGAGGCTGAGCAACGCCGCCGGCAGTCCGAGGCTAGGCAGGCCGCCATTGATGCCTGCTCGTTGTGTGATGAGTTCGGGGATATCGAGATCGATGATGCGGTCAAGAAGTGTGATCACCCGAATGTCCGAAAGGCGGGGTCACTGTGAAGGATTGGCGTGGGACGACGGTTCACCAGGAGGCGTTGCGTGTCCCGTGCCGTGACTGCCGGGCAGGGATCGGGGAGCCGTGTGTGGTGCGGGATGAGAAGGGGCGTGTGGTGAAGGTGTTGGAGACGTTTCCGGCTCATGCTCACAGGACCGCTGACAGCCGTTCTGGCGGTTCCGGGTCCGATGACACCACGGAGGCCCTGAAAGTCGCTCCACGTGGCGCACAGCCCCAGCAATCAACACCAGGAGACGAACGCAATGGGTAAACATCACGCCAAACCAGACATCCGCGGGATTCTGGAGCAGTTCGAGAAGCAACACGACAACCTTCTCGATCAGCTCAGCGACATCGAGCGCTATGACCCGATCACGGTCTACACGGTCCTTTCAAAGCTTGCGTGTCCACTTCCGTGCGTCGGATACGTCAATGACACGGGTTGGCATCTGGACTGCCAGCGTCGAGCGCGTGAGGCCATGGTGCTGCTGGGTTTCTCGCTGCCTCCAGAGTCGTTGTGGGAGCGGCCTCTGGGAGATGAAGACCGATGACGATGTTTGTGTCGTGTGCGGATGATCCTCGTGTCCAGGCCGCCCAATCAGCCCGGTCGTGTGACATCTGCAAAGCCCCCAAAGGCAAACCCTGCAGCAACACGATTTCGCCGGGGAAGCCGCTGCCCGGTCGGGTCATCCACTTCGGGCGGCTCACAGACAGAAACCGAGAACCGAAAGGCGACGAATGAACACCCCCGAGTTGCGTGCTGTACTCACAGAAGCCCTCAGCGAAGCACTGAATCGGCTGTGGACCGATCCCGAGGATGCTGCCGACCAGGCGGACTGGGATGCGCTTCCCGGAAAGCTCGCTGATGTCATCGTGTCTCTTCCGGGTGTGGCGGTAATCCAACTACCCGAACCGACGCATTCGGGGACTGTGAGTACGTCATTCAGGCGTGCTACGGCTTGGAGCCGGATTCCTCAGGCGCGCGGGGAGAGCCGACTTATAACTCTCGACGACCCCGGTCGATGCATGAGCGCCACCGAAGCCCGAACCTTGGCCGCAGACCTTATCGCTGCCGCTGCTGTTGTAGCCGAGGAGGAAGACAACCATGGCTGACGAGGTCGAGTGCCGCTGGTGCGGCGAAGTCATCCGCCCCAACCAGACCGGTGGCTGGTACCACATCGAAACCCGAGCCCACCGCGCCGACCAACGGTGCTTCATGTACGCGACACCATCCGCCGAGGGGGAAGACAAGTGAGCGGCGACATCAACGCCGAAGGCTTCATCCGCTACGGCGGTGACTGCACTTGCGGCGCGATCTACACCTATGGCGGACACGCGGAGCCTGGCTCATTTGATCCGTTCTGCCCCGACCACGGAGAGGCTGCGGTTGTGGCTACAGGGGAGGAAGCATGAGTCGAGTGTTGAGTCGCCACGTCAAGGCGTTGCGTACCGCCGTCAAGTTCTACCGCATGAGTCTCGTTGCTCAACGTCGGCGGGAGGAATGGCGCGCCAAACACGGTGAGGCCAGTTGGATCACAACCACAGGGGAGGAAGCATGAGCGACCCGGTAACTCGCGCCGAAGCAATCGCCGCTTACGCCGCCACACCTTGCGCCACATGCCAACACCCGTCATCGCATCACTCGGACATCGGAACGTGTGAAGCGTGTAGTTGCGAATCATTCGAGGAGGAACCATGAGCGGCGACGCGCAGAAGATCATGATCGCGGTTCAGCGCCGACACCGGCGGACGTTAAACCTGGAAACTGGACACTCCCACTGCCAGGGTACGCGGGTGGGTGAATGTGATTTCCGCGACGGTTCGCTCGACGATTTCGAGGCCCACGTCGCCGCCGAGATCGACAGAGCCCTCGGAGGACTCAGGCGGGAAACCCGCGTAATCGAGAGCATCTTCGAGCTGGGCGTGCCAGAGCCTGCAACCCGATTCGTTACCCACTGGATGGAGATACCTGATGAGTGATGTTGTTGAGCGCGCCAAGGCTGCGCTGGTCGACTACGAAGTGGCGAAGGGGTCTCGGGTCGCGGTCGCACCGGGCCGGTCCTACCGGCTGCTCGCCGAATTGGTAGCCGAGGTTGAGCGTCTTCGCCCCAGGGGGGTTGAGACTACTGCTGATCTCGAATGGCTCCCAGAGGATTCCTGAGATTATCAGGGGTTGATTCGATGATCGTCGCCGTTTCTCCAGGTAGGCAGCCGATCTGACAGCGCACACATGTTTCCGATTACCGACACTCGTAGGGAGATGACGACTATGCCGACCACAGAGCATGGATCAGACGTCCAGCACTTGAGCCCTGAACACCGCGATCGTGCTTGGCGCGATAGGTTCAACGCCCGGTGGCACTATGACTACGGCGGGTGGATTCGTACCAGGCCGCAGGATGAGGCGTCGACCTTCGCTTTGATCCCAACCAAACACTACGGACCGTTCACTGAGGATCACTCGTGTCCTGCCTGCCTGGTGGTACACCCACCTGAGGATTGCCCCGTCCTAAGTGGAAACACCGACATGTTGGTTGTTTTCGATTACGACACCTCGCCCAACAAGGCACAAGCGGATACAGCTGACGATGACCCCAGATAACGTAATTCTCACCCACGACGGAGGAACCCTGCAGAAGACGAGTAGGGGTACCTGGTATTGGGCCAACGATGACCAAGACGAGAGCCTTCCAGGGGGCCTTATCGACTTCCTTCCCGCCCGCGTGCTCTACATCCCTACAGACTCTTTGGAGGAAGCGTGAGCAGCGAAGCCCAAAACCTCATGATCGAGGTGATCGATGCGCACACGTACGACGGTGCAGACAGGGGGTTCCTCGGCGAGCACCGTGTCGAGTACTGCATCTGCGGGTGGTCGGAGGAAGGCGACGGCGTGCACACCGCGCATGTGGCTTCTGAGGTTGATAAAGCCCTCGGAGGACTCACCCGTGAAACTGTTCCCGCCCGCGAGGGGTGGATTCTCCCGCCTGGATGGATCGGTGACCGCACAGCTGCCCGCTGGGTGTCGGGATGGAGCGAGGCATGAGCGACGCAGATACCGCACGCCGCAACGGCTGGACAGTCGGAACCCGACTTGCCGGCGACGAAGGCCGCGGCGAAACGATCATCGAGATCACCGCGATCGGTGAGCAACACGTGCTGGCGAAAACCATCACCCATGCGGGCCGACCGGCGCCGTACGGGGAGTCACTGTGGACGTTCAGTTGCCGGGATTGGCGGGAGGTTCCGCGGTGATTCAGGTTCATTGCCGGGAGTGCAACCGTGTCTGGGACCAGTCGTGCGAAGACTGCGCCGAGTGGAAAGCAGACCGTCACGCCATCGCGTCGGGGCATACGGATATTCACATCATCCCGGACACCACACCCCCACGGCCCGTGGTGGATCAGGGGTGGGCGGAATGGCTCACGAAAGGAAAGAACGCATGACTCGACCAGAACGTGAAGAGGTCATCGCGCAACTTCGCGAAGCCCTCGCCGCAGAGCTGCGCCGGCAAGCCGAAGAGCCAGGAGGCGGATACGTCGGCGACAGCTACAACGACGAACACTCGCTCGTCGTGGACACGGGTGTGGACCTGACTCGTCTTGCTGAGGCCGCGTTCGACACGCTCATCGAGGCATGGTTTCCGCCGTTCTAGCCGCATGCCTAAGTCTCCTGAAACCCCGGTCGAGCATATTGAGTTCGCTCGGGAAGAAGCCCGTACCGGTGCTTACGAGTCAGCGACCACTCACGCTCTGATCGCTATCGCCCAACTACTAGCCGAAAAGGACCAGCAATGAACTGGACCGTCGTCCTTAACGCCACGTTCATCGTGTGCATCGTAGCCACGATCGTCGCCCTCGCCGGCACCATGGCCAACCTCGAATACGGAACCAACCGCGCGGCCGCCGCATTCGGATGCGTCACCGTCGCCCTCGCCGCCGTCGACATTCTGCTACTTGGGGCGGTGTGGCAGTGACCCTGTCTGTGATCCTCGCCGCCCAGGCCAGATTCATCCACGAGAGCCCTGTTTGTCCGGCGTGTTTCCAGCCCCGCACAGAGCATTCCACCGACTGCAAAGGACACCACAAATGAGCGACCTACTCGCCGCCGCGTTCGTGGTCGTCGCGATCCTCCTTCTCGTCGTATGGATCGGCCCCCCACATCGCCCTATGGATCCTGAACTGGGTCATCGCCCGGTACAACCGGATCATCACCAACCACAACCGGCGACAGCGGGAGAACCGGCGCCGGCTCGCGGAGGCCTGTGACGAATTGCTGCGTTACCGGCGGCAGCAGAACGGCTATGTCGGGTCGATCGTGCAGTCTGAACCCAACCAAGAGGGGGACCACTGATGTCTGATGCTCGTGTGGGGGCGTGGATCGCCGCGTGGGACGCGCTCAACGCCGCCACCAACACCCTCAAAGAATGCCCAATCCAAGACCCCGACGAGCGCCGGGCGTTCTGCCAACTCCAAGCAGACATCTACGCCCACCTCGCCGACGTCCCGGCAGAGGTCGGTGCCGCCGCAGCGGAATGGCTTGAACGCCGCGAACAGGAACGACGGGAACAGGAAGCGATGTTCAGGAAGGCATTCGAAAAATGACCAAGCCGAACGACACCCCCGCTGAAACCCCCACAAAACCAAAACACATGAACCCCAACAAACGCTGAACACCAAGGTAAAATCCCGAATATTGGAGGTGCCCATGAGCGACAAACCTCATATTCTTTACCGCTTCTACAACGCGGAAGACGAGCTTCTCTACATCGGAATCACAAACAACCCGAGAAGCCGATTCAACCAACACCACGCCGACAAAGCATGGTTCAAATCAGTCGCCCGCGCCACGATGCAACACTTCGCCACCCGCGCTGAGCTCGAAACCGCAGAGGTAGCAGCGATTCAATCGGAGCTGCCTCGATACAACGCCGCGCACGCAGTCCACAACAAGGGAGAGCTTCGACCCAAGTCAATATCCCGACGACCAATCAGTCCCGACGCCAATAAATTCCAGGCCCCGGACGCCATCACAAGCGACGCTCCGACTGTTGAAGACCGCGAAAAACGCATGGACGAGATCGAAGAACAGATCTCCCGAATCCCTAGGCTCATCCCCGGCGAACGATGCCCCTCCTGCGAAATGATCATGCTCGCACTCGAATACGACGGATTGGTGAAATGCCTCAACTGCTTGAACATGTGGACACCCGACGAACTTCAGGAAACCCTATGACCCAACCAGCAGAGGATGGCAACCTCCCCGCCGCCAAAACCAGACTCGGAAACGCCATCTCCGCGCTCATCGACCCAAAACCCGAATACACCGAAGGCACCACCAGATGGCGCGACTCTCTCTACGACCAACTCACCGAAGAAATCCCCGGCTCCCAAGGCAACGCCTCCCGCATTCCGCAATCCTCACCACCCCTCTGCATCGACGCCGTCGAACTCAAAACCGAAATCGACGCCACCGTCGCAGCATGGGAACCCTCAAGCTACTGGGTGTTCGGACCCCCATATCCAGTTCCACAACGCGACCTCACCCGCGAACACACACCACTAACGGTGCTACGCCTCCAACTACTGGAACGACGCCCCTGGCGGCCCCAAGACACCCACGGCATCGAACAAATCTCCGGAAGGATCGAAGCCTGGTGCGAATCCATCAAAACGATGCTCAACCCGCCACCGAAATGGTCACTCCCAAACCCGTGCCCAGCCTGCGACACCGCCATCGTGTACCGGAAGAACTCAGCCGGCGAAACCGTCCGACAACCCGCACTCCAAATCGGCCCATCAGGATGCGTCTGCCAAAACTGCCACCACGAATGGGGACCGCAACTATTCCAGCACCTCGCCAACGTTCTGGGCTACGAACTACCCGCAGGAGTCCTCGAATGAGAGACACACCCAACCCCCCACATCCCCTAGCTTGCTTGCGACATGCAGATTCATATGCCATTATGGGTTCGGCAAGTGAAGTGTGCCCAAAGCCCGAAGACCTCCACAGGTTCGGGCTTTTATTCATTCCGGGGAGGCCACCCATGAGCACCTTCCCTGCGCCGCGCACACTGACCGAACGCATCCAAGGCGCGCACCTCAATCTGAAACTTGCACGGCAGGCAGGCAACCCGGACATCATCGCCGCCGCTGAACGCATACTCAACCAGTTGGTTGACCGTTTACCCCGCTCCACCAGCCAGGAGAAGTAGTACCTCATGCCGGATAGCGACCCGATCGATTTCACCGCAGCTGGCGAAGCCTTCGCCGAGATCTTCATGGATGGCATCCGCGCGATCATCGCGCAGGAACTCGACGCACGTGGCGTCAAAGGCCCGTCCACTGTCGTCAATAACGTGGTTCCGTACTCGCTGCCTGATTCGCAGGAACGCGCAGTACATGGAAGCCACGTATGAGGCGGACGTCTGATGCCGCTCAAACACCTCCGCATTTGCGACACCTGCGATCGTGTCCGTTTCGCACCCTGCGGCAAAGCATGCCGAGTCCCCAACGATATCGATCCTGACTCGTGGCGAATCAATCTGCAGGACGGTGCAGGAACGATCGGTGGCGAAGGGTGTGCCGACAGAATCAGTGACGGCCTCGCAGGCGAATATCCCAAATGAGCAGCCTCACAGACCTCACGGACTTCCTTAACCGCACGCTGAACAACCTGGTTCACCCCGGCGACGAAAACACCAAACCCTTCCCGATCCTCCTGCCGGGACTACGGCCTGTCAGTGTCCCCCCGGAACTCGCCGGCCAGTTCGCTGAAGAAGCAGGGCTGCCGCACCTCGATACCCCGAAACTGGTAGCGGAAGCACTCGCCGCGGCGATCACCCAAAACTATGTGATCCTCACACGCGAAGAGGCAGAACAGCTGCGCCAGAAAGCGGCCGACGCACCGACCGGGCACCGCGTCATCAACATCCGAACCACACCCACAGCCCCGCCCGTGCTGTCGATCACCATCGACAAAACAAGCAACGACGTCATCGTTCCCAAACGAGCCTTGCGGAAAGCGGTCGAACAGTGATCCACATCGAAGTTGACGGGAAAGTGCTCATGCACGCCGACCCCGGCCAGTGGACCACCACGCCACCTGATGTTCAAGCGGTCCAGAAAGCTGGACCCAACGAGCCTTGGATGTTGCCGATCATGGCCGCGCTAGCGAAGGCGGCCACCCTCGCGATGGCCGGGGCGAAACACGAGGACACCACAATCCGCGTGACCACACGCAAGAACGGCTGGATGCTGGACTGCACCAATGGATGAGGCAGCCCGCGCCCGCCTCGAACTACGCCGATCCAACGCTGCCCAGCCGCACCGAAACCGGCACCGCGAACGCAAAACCGGACGAACCACAGACCGCAACATCTGCTACTGCGGCGACGCCGACTGCCCAGACTGCGGCGAATGGTACGAGTGACGAACTGAGCCCACACATGACCGACGTCGTGATCAACGGAACCCGATACGTTCCCGAAACCACCAACGGAACTCCAATCGGAATCGGAGTCACCACCCGAAACCGGAACACCATCGCCGACGAGACAATCGCCAAAATTCGCCGCCACACCCCCAACGCCAAACTCGTCATCGTCGACGACGCCAGCGACGAACCATACCCAGCAGCGACCTATCGGTTCCCTCAACGCGCAGGCATTGCCCGAGCCAAAAACAAATGCCTAGAACTACTCAACGGCTGCGAACACATCTTCCTGTTCGACGACGACTGCTACCCGATCGCCGACAACTGGTTTCAGCCCTACATCGACTCACCCGAGCCACACCTGATGTACCAGTTCGTCGACCTGGCCGGCGGTCGGAAACTCAACGACGTCACGAAGGTCTACGACGACGGTCACCACTTCGCGCTGACCGGTGCCCGCGGCTGCATGATCTACGTACACCGCAGCGTCATCGAAACAGTCGGCGGCCTCGACCCAGAGTTCGGCGGCTGGGGATGGGAACACCCCTCCTGGTCCGACCGCATCTACAACGCCGGCCTTACCACATTCCGGTACGGCGACGTGTGCGGCTCCAACAAGCTCATCCACTCCATGGACGAGCACCTAGAGGTGAAACCCTCCGTCCCCACCGAAGAACGCAAAGCCGCCGCCACCCGAAACGCCGGCCTGTACTGGAAACACCACTACACCAGTAGCCGCCACATCCCCATCGTGGAACCTGACCGGCGTGTGGTGCTGACCTGCCTGCTGTCGAACAAACCTGACCCGCAACGCAACACACGCATGCGCCCAGACGTCAAGCTGCTTGAAACCCTGCTCGACTCCATTGACGGCGCCGAACCCGTCGTGCTGTGCGACAACCCACTCGAGCGCAAGGGTGCCTCGTTCGAGCTGGTGACCAGCCCAGTAGACAACCCATACTTCGCGCGCTGGTACCTGTACTACCAATGGTTACGCGCCAACCCCGACGTCAAATGGGTGTGGTGCGTAGACGGCACCGACGTCGAAATGCTCAACGCACCCTGGAAACACATGGAAACCGGGAAACTATACGTCGGCCACGAACCCGCCGTCGTGGGGATCGACTGGATGCGCGACAACCACAAAGCCACCCACCTGCAAACATTCATCGACACCCACGCCGACCACACCCTATTGAACGCGGGGATCGTGGGCGGTGACCGGGAAACCGTCATGGCATTCACCCACGACATGATCGCCGACCACGAAGACCAACTTCGGCGCATCTGGCACAAAGAAGACACCAAAGGCACCATCATCGGTGACATGGCCACACTCAACTATGTTGCCTACACCAAACACGCAGACCGTCTCGTCTACGGTCCGCGCGTCGCAACAGTTTTCAAAGCTACCGAACGCAACCCGTGGAGCTGGTGGAGGCACAAATAAACATGGACCAGAACCTGAAACCCGGCGACGACGTATGGGTTGACTTCGACGGACTCGAACACGAAGGCACCGTCGAGAAAATCCAAGCCGGAGGCTGGGTCAGATGCTCCATCGCCATCGACCCCGAATACGACTACGGCAGCATCACACCACGACTCACACCACACATCACCGTCGCCGTGAAAACCACACACATACGACCAAAGACCTCGTGAACAACGCCCGCCCAGCCGGAGCAACGTGGAGACACACAAATGGGCCTCGCAACCACCACCATCCACCGACGCACCGTGCACAAGCAGTTCACCAATCAGATCGCCTGGGAGAAAGAACTACAGGCATACCGCACGATGCCATGGGCCACGCCCAAACTCATCGACTTCGGGCCCATGTGGATCGAGGTCGAACGCTGCACCCCGATCCTCAACATCCACCCCAACTGGTCCCGGCGCTACGCCGAGCCGCTGTGGGATATGCTCGCCGCCATCCACGCCGCCGGCTGGTGGCACTGCGACCCCTGCCTGATCAACGTCGTCGTACACCCCGACCGCGGCGTGCTGCTCATCGATTTCGAGAACCTCACACTCGCGACCGGAAACCGCTCCTACGACCTCTACGGCGCACGCGCCGCTGGCGTAGAGCCAGCGTGGCACGGGCCAGGACCAGACGGAGTCCACTGGGGAGGACCGTGGGACACATGCCCCGGACCATACTGGGACCACACATGACCTACACCATCGGCATCGTCGCCCACACCACACGCGCAGAACAAGCCCACCAACTCATGGAAACCGTAGGCGCCGCATACATGAACATCGACAACGGCGCACTCGGATGCGAAAACAACCACCGCAAAGTCTGGCAACACCTCACCCGCCACAACACAGACTGGCTCGTGGTGCTCGAAGACGATGCAATACCGTGCAACAACTTCCGCGACCAACTCCACGCCGCACTAACAGCGGCACCAACCCCAGTGGTCTCCCTCTACCTCGGGCGAGAACGGCCACGCGAATACCAACAACGCATCGCCAAAGCCGCCGACACCACAGCCCACTGGCTCACCTGCCGGCGCCTACTCCACGCAGTCGGCACAGCCATCCACGCCGACCTTGTACCCCACATGCTCAACAACCTGCCCGACGGCAAACCCATCGACGAAGCAATCAGCGCATGGGCACGCCACCAAGGCCACACCATCGCCTACACATGGCCCAGCCTCATCGATCACGCAGACGAGACGCCAATGATCGCCACCAGAAACGACAACCAACCACGACCACCAGGCCGCGTCGCATGGCAACACGGAACACGCGACACCTGGACCACCGACACCCAACCAATCTGATGCCACGCGCGCCTAAGGTCTGCCGACACGCAGGCTGCACCACACTCACCACAACCGGCACATGTCCCCAACACACCACACACCGCTGGGGTAACCACCAAGGACGCAAAGTCCCACACCGCTTGCAGCAAGCCACCTTCCGGCGCGACAATTGGACCTGCCAAAGCTGCGGACACACCGCGACTCCCGGCAGTGGACAACTCCACGCCGACCACATCCAACCCCGATCACGCGGCGGCACAGACACACTCGACAACATGCGCACCCTATGCAAGGCATGCCACGCGCCGAAGTCCCGCGCCGAGGCCCGCGGATCGAACACCTGATCGAAAACCGGTCGAAAGTTAGCTGGAGGCGCGAAACGTGCCCTGACCTGCGGAAACGGCGACCAGCGCGCACGCCTCTGACCTGCGGAAACACCCCCCAGCAACCCCCTCCCCGGGGGTCTGCGCGGCCCCGGAAGGCGC